CTTTCCCTAAAATATGCTAATAGGACGTGATACGCTGTCCTTAGATATTTTTGAAGGGAGAACACAGTATGAATGAATTGATATTTCCGACCGGGTCAGTGCCTGTCTCCATCGCTGCCAGGGTATACGGAAGGGACCCCTCATGGGTGAGGGCGGGAATCATTGCGGGGTGGCTGCCCATTGGAAAAGCTACCCGAAACGGAAAACTTGTGACCGATGTGAAAGAGATGAACGCTAAACTCGGGCGTATCAACTTTTATATTTCGCCCAAGGCACTCTATGAGCAAACTGGATTTTTGTGGAGGGGTAAGCATGGCACACGTTGAACTTTCTGAGCGGAATCCCTACTATATCTCAAAGCATCGCTACTACGAGCTCAAGCACTTCTGCCTCCAATATCCCGAGTGGGAAGAAGCAATGGCACTCCTGAACGGATGGAAGTCGAGGCCGGAAGAACTGCAGACCGTCACGATGAGAGGAAGCCGCGTCTCGAATCCGACGGAGCAGGTGGGCATTGCGCGGGCCTTCTTTGCGAAGCGTATTGACCTCGTGAAGCACTGTCTCGATGAGGTAGAGCCGGCCGTAGCGCCCTTCGTTCTAAAAGGGGCTACAGAATGCGTACCTTATGATATTCTGCGCATTCAGGGCTGCCCCTGCTGCCGCGAAAGCTACTACGAGCAGTATCGGAAGTTCTTCTGGGTATTGAGTATCGAACGCGGGTAACGCGAAAATTTCAGGCTCCTTTATGGAGGTGATTTACATGAGTAATGATATGGATCGTGTATGGCAAGCAATGATAGAGGCTGCTTTGGAAGTGCAAAATGCTGTTATGAAATACTTAATGCGAAGGGCAGCAGCAGAGGCAGTCAAAATTCCTGAAGAATGCTACGACGAACAGATAACAAAGAAAGCTCATGATGTGACTGATAATTAAATTGAAAGAGCCGTGGAGAAATCTGCGGCTCTTTCTTTTTTGTGCAGGCGCGAAAAAATCATGATATATTATGGAGAAGATAGCTCAGCATGGTAGAGCGCCGCTTAACTGCGGAGGTCATGGGTCCAAATCCCATTCTTTTCTTTTTTTCCTATTCTAAGTTAGACGCGAAAAACTCTGCTTCTTTTATGGAAGAAGATGTCTTCCGAAGAACGAAAGGAGATTTTTACGATGCATTACAAGAGAGTAAAGGCTACTTACGACAGAGGTTATGTGAACGCAATGGACAAGATCCGTGTGTTTATCGAGAGCAACCAGAAAGTTATGTACATTGGTACAGGCGAGTATGCGAATGCCTCGACAGCACAGGTATCTTACACGAACGCGATAAACTTGATCCGGGCAAGTGGCCTGGTGCGAGCGGCTTGTAACAGAGGAGAATTATTTTTGATTCGCAACGACATCTGAGCCGTAAAGGGCTGTGGAGAAATCTACAGCTCTTTATTTTTCATCACGCACTGGACCGCCCGCAATGATATTTTGATAAAGGAGAAACGTATGGACACCTATTTCGTCTATCTTATTTTCGCAATGGTAATCGGCTTTGCACTCGGCATGATGTTCTGCCGTCACATAGGAGATGTCAATCATTCGGTCGGGGAGCTTATCATCGGTGAACCGGACGATCCCGACTGGCCGTATCTCTCGCTGAGTCTCGACGAGGAGGTGACAGATTTCGAGGGCGAGGAGTACGTTGTTCTGCGGGTAAATAAACTTGATCTCGCGCGAAAAAATCAGGGTGCTTAATGGAGAAAACTCCGAATTTACTTTGTAAAGGAGAATCAAAATGGAAAACTACGAAAACAAAGAATTGCTGAAAGACGCGGCGAAAAAATCGCTGGAAAGTCTCAAAGACATGAAGCCGGGTACGGACGAGTACGACAAAGCAGCAAACATGGCGTTGAAGCTGTACGACATGCAGCTCAAGGATGAGGCGCAGGAAACCGAAAAGCAGCTGAAAGAGGACGAGTTCGTGCGGAAGGAACACGAAATCGAACTCGATCAGGCGAAAACGGCGAAATCGCGCAAGCTTGAGTGGGCAAAGATCGGCATGAAAGCTGTGGGCGGCGTGTTTACGGTTGGCTTGACTGTATACTGGTCGATCTGCGAGGCTGGCGGTGTGACGCAGCTGTCGAGAGCAATCGGTGAAGGAGTCCGTGAGATGAGAAAAGGCTTTATAGAAAAAGAGTAAAGGAGGAACCGAGGAGGGTCTGTGATGAAAATTGCAGACTCTCTTTATTTTTTTATGAGGTATCACAACGATGTTCCAAAGGAATGGACGAACTACTACGGAAGTGTATACCGATGCAACCATCCGGTCTATCGTGTGAGCACTTTATATTTTGAGCATGGGAAGGGGCTCTGCGTCATCCAGCAACGGTTTAATGAAAAAAGTAAAACTACATATTGGGGGCCGATAGACCCGTGGCTAGCAGATAAGATATACCTCCATGAAGGATTCAAGGAGTATTTTGACCACCATGCCAAGAGAAGAAATCAAAATGGCGAGTATCCAACGGTCACGGTCCGGCAGATCATGTGGGCGCTGCGGATGAAGCCTTTGCGCAAAGAACGCTGGGAGACCGTGTTTGACCGAAGCTTGATTTGAGAAAGGACGGTTTGTATGTGCAAGTATTGTGATGCAGGTGCCATGCTCAGAAGCAGCGGCGTGGAGCTTCCGGGAGGACTGAAAGCTGCGATGGCACTTTGGATAACATGGAGGAAAGAGGGAACTCCTATTATTCGGGCTAAAATTGACTATGGCACCAAGGATAAAAATTTTAGGGGTTGTGCTGCCAGCCGTATTCCTGCTTGCAGCGTGGAGATCAAATACTGTCCGTTCTGCGGAAAAAATTATTAAAAGACCCTATTTTTCCGCAAATGGCAGAAGAAAGTGCAATAGAAATCGCAAAAGACCCCGAACATGGCCCAGCAATCTTATACTGGTTCAAATCGGAATCCGGGTATTGGGCGGTAGACAACAGAAACCATAGTGCATTTTCGATGTGCTTTTTGTCAAAAGAAGAGTGCCTCGCATATCTCGCTGCGAACGCCTGACGCGAAAAATTCTCCTTATATTATGGGATAAAGCCCGAAACAAAGGAGAACATATGATGAACGAATCTATTGGCAAGAAAATTTGGAACTATACGATTTCGGTCGGGCAGGTCATTACGACATTCCTGATCGGGTGCGCTGTGGCACTCGTGATGTGGCTGTTCGTACAGATTTTCCGGCCGTCGAAAGACTGATATTTTACGATAGACCGGCAAACGACAAGAAACTGGCTTTATCCGAAGAGAGCTTATGGAAACATGGGCTCTTTCTTTTATATTTTTGGAGGTGCTTTATGAAATACTTTACGAACAACGAGATGAAGGAAATTGCTGTCAAATTTATGAAAGAGCGTGTGTTGTATTATAAGTGGAACACCATGCTCTCTCTGCATGAAAAGTTTAAAAGCAAGAGCAAAAAGCCCTACGAGCCGTTCGAGAAATGCTTGTCGGATTGGCTTCGGGCACGAGAGGAGTTTATGAAAGCAATTAACCATCAGTAAGTGCCACAGTAGTTTCAACGCGAAAATTTCAGTTTGCTTTATGGAGGTAAGAGGGCTTACATTGAAAGGAGAAAACCTATGATGAAAGCTATTAAGAACTTTATGAACGACTGGTTTAAGACACTGGGTTATGCATGTACGTGTACTGCCGTTATTTACGGAAGCATGTATGCATGGAATAAGTGGAAGGAAAAACGAGCACTCAAGAAGATGAAAGAGAGCAATCTGGAGGATAATATCTGATAGATACACGCCCTCTTATCTTTTTTCATTTTATTTTTGGAGGTTGAACAATGGAGGACATTATGATCATCCGCTCGGGCTTTATGCGCCGTATCATCTCGCAGATCATCAACAAGGCGCTGAAAAAGCAGATGCCTGGCATTGAGGTGGAGCTGAAGGACATTCAGGCAAACTGGCTGGACAAGGAACAGAAGGTACATGTCCATCTGGAATTGGACGCCGACGTAACGAAGGCTCAGCTCAACACCATTTTGAAGAATGCCGGGGTGCTGTGACGCGAAATTTTCAGTGCGCTTTATGAGATGGTTAGTCTCAGAATTATATTTTGGAGGTTGAACAATTATGAAGAAAGCATTGAAAATTGGTATTATGGGAATAATTGGATTTATGCTGTTTGTATATGGAGGACTGAACGGATACTGCATGGCATGGAGTAGACTCTATGATAGAGGAAACTACATTGGTGCAGACGGACTTTCTTATATTACAAGGCATACTTTCAAACCCGTATTTGCCAAGTACGTGGACTTCTTTATAGCAAGTTATGCCAAATTGAAGAACTGACTATGAGAGCTTACGAGAAATCGTAGGCTCTTTTATTTTTCAAAATGGAGGTTGATAGAAATGACTGTGGCCGAACGAGAAGAAAAACGGCGACTTACAAAAATTAAGGAATTAACGTATTTCACAGAGGCTCGAAATCACTTCTTTGATCGTCTGCGTTCCTACACGGGGAAGCAATCGATACTGTGTTCGGAGAACCCCGGATGGGATACGATTCGCAAGTGCGTGATGTGGACGTATGGTGAGTGCCTTGTGACCCATATGCCCGATGATAAAAAGGAAGAGGCCAATAAATTTGCAATTCAACTGATTGATCAGATGTACGACAAACTCGAAGAACAGGAGGTTGAACAATGAAATTGACGAAAACATGCGCGAAATTCCTGCGCAAGCACGGCGGAACCATCCTGGCAGTGGCGGCATCCGTAGGTGTTGGGCTGACTGCTTATGAGACCCACAAGGCGGCTGTGAAGGCGACCACGCTCGTGGTCATGAACAAGGATGAGCCTATGACGAAGAAAGAGGTCGTGCAGGAGTGCTGGAAGTTTTATATTCCTGCGGCGGTCCTTGGCGGCGGCACCATCGCCTGCATCCTTGGCTCCAACACGCTGAACAAAAAGCAGATCGCAAGCCTGAGCGCGGCTTACATGGCGCTGGGCAAGAGCTACCAGCAGTACCGCAGGCAGGTGGCAGAGCGCATTGGTGCGGAGGAAGAGGAAAAGCTGCGGATGGAGGCTGCAAAGGAGACGAAAGCCGAAGATGTCCAGCGAGACAAGGACGGCGATGTCATCCGGCTGTTCTATGAGCCCGCCTCAAAAAGATATTTTCATGCCACGATGTCCCGGGTCATTGAGGCATCTTATTACTTTAACCGGGAGCTGGCCACGAACGGCTGCATCTCGGTAAACGAGTGGTGCAATTATCTCTGCGCCGACGAACTGACCATAACACCCGAAGGCGACCAGATGGGGTGGTGCCTTGACCAGCTGATCTATGACTTGGACGCCTACTGGATGGATTTTGAGTACGACAAGCAGATGACCGACGACGGGTTGGAGTGCTATTATCTGGCACCGGCGCTTGACCCGGTAGAAAACTATCTTGATTATACGGAGGATACCTATCATGCATAAAATCAACTGGTGGAAAGTGGCAAGCATCGCACTGCTGGCAGGAAGCGCACTGCTGGGCTTTGGGCATGACCTGATCGAGGACCAGAAGAGCGAGGACGAACTGCGCGACATGGTGCAGGAAGAAGTGCAGCGTCAGCTGGCTGAAAAGAACAGCACGAACTGACGCGAAAAATTCAGTCTGCTTTATGGAAGAAGATCCAAACTGAACAAATAAAGGAGATTTGAATTATGTATAATCGCAACTATTACGCTCAGGTGGATGATGCTATGATGAAGTTATGGAAGGACTTCGGCAGGAGACTGCTGCGCGTGCTGGATGGCACGATGCGGTATGTGCTGACCCTGCCGATTCGGCTGTACGAATACATCTACGACGCCATCTCCGGAGAACTGGAAAGTCAGCGTGGAAGCAGGATTCGGTTTCAGAACTTGAAACGGGATGGACACATCTGAAAAAGGCGGGAGCTGTAGAGAAATCTACGGCTCTTTCTTTTTATAAACCCATTGATATTTTTGGAGGTACGAACATGAACTTGAAAGCACTGACCAAAACAGCGAGGAAGACCCTCAGCCGGAACAGCTCGAAGATCTTACTGGGCTTAGGCATCGCAGGCGCGTTTACGGCGGTCGGCTTTGCCATCTCGGCAACGCCCAAGGCCATGATCCTTCTGGAGGAAAAAAAGCAGGAGCTGGGAGTCGAGAAGCTGGACGCCAAGACCATCATCAAGACGGCAGCGCCGGTGTACATCCCCACAGCCATCTCTATGGGCATCTCGACCGGCTGCATCATCGCAGCGAGCAGCGTCAACGACCGGAGAAACGCTGCGCTGGCGGCAGCTTACACCATGTCGGAGACGGCTCTGCGGAGCTTTCAGGACAAGGTCGTCGAGACGGTCGGGCCGGAGAAGGCGAAGGAGATCAAGGAAGCTGTCGCGCTGGACAATATGGCGAAATGCCCGGAGCCGAAGAATCCTCCTGTGGCAACGCCCCAGAAGCCCGGCGTCGGCAACGACTTTTATAACGAACCGGTCAAATGCTGGGAGAGCCTTTCCGGGACATACTTTTTCACGTCCAGAAACATGCTGGAAAAAGCCGTCAACGGCGTGAACAAGCAGCTGCTCAGCGATTTCCGGGTCACCGAAAACGACCTGTTCGACTATCTGGGCATCGACCACAACAGGAACGGCGACCTTCTGGGCTGGGACACGGAAACGACTCTGGAAATCAGCACCTTCTATACATCGAAACTGGATGAGGATGGAACGCCCTGTCTTGTGCTGGATTACAGCACTCCTCCCAAGTGGCTGGGGTATTGATATTTTGAGACCCCGGCGCGAAAAATTCAGCTTGCTTTATGGAGGTAATACTCCGACATTATAAACTTATTTATAAGAAAGAGGTAACAAAAATGGACGAAATGAACAACGTGACTATGGAGAACGAGACTTCTATGATGGAGAACGCTCCTGTTGAGAACTTGGTTCCCGTTGAGGCGGAGAACTATACTTCGGACTGCGACTGTGAGAGCAATGCAAACCTCGATCTTGGCAAGATCGTCAAGATCGGCGTTGGTGCTGCGCTGCTCATCGGCGCTGGTGTGAAGTATGGCATCCCTGCTGCAAAGAAGGGTTTCAAGCACATCAAGGAGAAGATGGCCAGCAAGAAGGCGAAGAAGGACGAGGTCATCGACGTGGAGTCGACGGATGTGACTTCTGACGAGGAAACTTGTGAAGAGGAGAACTAATGTCAGATAAAGCGAGAGCTGTAGAGAAATCTGCAGCTCTTACTTTTTTATTTTGAAAAGGAGAAGCATAATGGCACAGGTGGATATGCCCAAGAATGATTTCAATACGGCCCAGGGCGAACCCAAGAAGAAGTTCGACAAGGTCGTAAGGGGAAAGGTCACGCTCAAGGAGCAGAACGACATCCAGAAGATCGCCAATGATTTTCTTGCAGAGGACCTCAAGACCGTCAAAGACCGCATCATCGCGGAGTATCTAATCCCGATGCTGAAGAACGGGCTTTGCAGCATCTTTAATTCCGCCATCAACATCGCTCTCTGGGGCGATGACCGCAGCCGCAGCTCGTCTACGAATTACAGCATCTCCAGCCGGCAGCGTAACAGCTACGATCGCTACTATCAAGACGGGCAGAGCAGCCGCCCTGGAACATCCGGACGCCCGGCAAGAACGCTTCAGAATCTGGATTTCGAAGTGCGCTACGACGCAGACGGCACACTGAACGAGATGTACGATGCCCTGCGCAAGTACAAGCAGGTGTCTGTAGGCGACCTGTGGGACATGATGGGTGTCTCGAACGAGTCCACCGACTACAATTACGGCTGGTACAACCTCGATGGAGCGTACATCAAGGGCATCCCGGGCGGGTACCGCCTTGTTCTGCCCCGTCCGATTCCCCTCAGCTGAGATAGAAAGGATTGATATTTTATGAAAATTCTGAACAGCATCAAGAAAGATGAAATCGTCAACGCTGTGACTCGCACGGCGTCCAAGTACGGCTACAGGCTCAAGAAGGCCAGCCCGACCATTATGATCATCAGTGCGGCAGTCTGCGGTGTTACGGCTACTGTTATGGCCTGCAAGGCGACCATCAAGGCACAGGACATCATCGAAGAGCATAAGGCCGACGTCGCAACGATCCATAAGGCAAAGGAGCAGATCGAGAACGGCCAGATCATCCTGAACAAGGATGAGACATATACCGAAGAGGATGTCAAGAAGGACATCACGGCCGTCTACATCCAGACCGGCGTGAAGCTCGCCAAGGCATATGCTCCCGCTGTGAGTCTCGGCGCGATCGCACTCGGCTGCATGTTCGGCTCTCACACTATCATGAGCAAGCGGAATGCAACCCTCACGGCTGCCTACATCGCTCTGGACAAGACCTTCAACGAGTACAAGTCCCGCGTTACCGAGCGCTTCGGCGACCGTATCCAGCATGAGCTCGAGCACAATATCAAAGCAGTTGAAGTCGAGTCCACTGCGAAGAAGGATGATAGCACCGAGGAGGTCATCAAAGAGTACAAAGACATTGCCTCCAAGCATGAGAGCCCTTACAGTCTCCTGTTCGACGAGAGCGTCGATACATGGCAGCCCGATGCAGACCTGAACCGAAACTACCTGCTCATGGTCGAGAGCGCTGCCAACAAGCGGCTCAAGACGCAGGGGCATCTTTTCCTGAACGAAGTGCTTTCCATGATCGGCACCTATGGCGGCGTCACTATGCGGAGACCCGAAGGTCAGCTCGTGGGTTGGCTTTACGACCCGAACGACCCGACAAAGCAGAACTGCGTTGACTTTCATGTCACCAACTATGCTCTCGGAAAAGAACAGCTCAACAACTTCATCGATGGCTGGGAGCGTTCTGTCATGATCGTGTTCAACTGCGACGGCGTCATCATAGACAAGATCTGAGATTGATATTTCGGAGGGATAGCTATGACCAGAATTGTAAAGAGACTCTCTTATGTGTTCGCAGTCATGGCCGGGGTGTGCTTTGCTTCCGGTCTGGCTGTTCTCGCGGAGTGAAAGGGACGTTGCTATGGACAGTTTGGAAAACGTATTCCTGTTTCTGGACTATCTGACCGACACGAAACGTAAGCGGCATGTCGTGGGAGGCGTTCTTATGAGCGTCTCCCTTTTCTTTGGCGGACTGGCGTTTACCTTTATGAGCATAAAAGGAGAAGACAATGAACAGAACGATTCGTGATATTTTGTTCTTCGGAGCGGGCGTCAGCACCGGCGTGTGTATCATGCATACCCTGTTCCAGAAGAAGTATCGGGATTACTATGACGAGCGGTATGAGACTGATCGCCGCCATCTCCAGGAGAGGGAAGCCGATATGGAAAAGGAAATCGAAGAGAAAGCCACCCAGAAGAGCTTCGAGCAGCTGGCCGGGAAGTATCGGACGGAGTCTGACCCGGAGGTGAACGAGGACCACGAGTCGATCGAGATCATTCAGCCGGACGATTTCGGCGGGGATGATGAATACGAGACCTGTTTCCTCTCGTACTACAGCGACGGAAAGCTCGTCATCGACGGCGAGGACACTCCCCTTGACGAGGACTCTGTCGCGGATATGATCGGCACGGAGGCGCTGAAGAACTTCGGGGTGTATATGCCGAGCACAGTACATGTCCGGAACCACAAGTATATGAAGGACTACGAGATCCTTCAGGTCCGGCAGAACTTCTGCGACGTATATCAGAATGAGGAGGACTAATGATATTTTCGAGTCTGGCGGAGCAGTATTATGACTGGCTCTACAAAAGTGTGTGCGGTGAATGGGAGCCCCGGAACCTCTCATTTCACCGGCTCCTGATGTTTCTTTATAACAGAAACTATGTTCCGGCCTGTGAGATGGATATTTCCAGAGCAGCAGACGGCACGAATCTCCGGTATCGTTTCGCAACGGAGAATGATATTTCTTACGCAAGGATCGATTCGGCGTTTACGGGCATCCCGTGCAGCATGCTCGAGATGATGGTTGGGCTTTCCATCCGGATCGAGGAGCATATCCTGGAGGACTCTTCGGCCGGGAAGAGAACAGGGCAGTGGTTCTGGAACATGGTCGTCAGCCTCGGTCTGGCTGCTATGGATGACCAGCGCTTCGACGAAGAGCGGGCAGAATCCGTCATTGAGCGATTCAGCAGAAGAGACTATAAGCCGAATGGTGCCGGCGGGCTCTTCACGCTTTCCAGGCCCACCGAAGACATGCGCACTATTGATATTTGGTATCAGCTCATGGGCTGGCTGGCGGAAAATGAAGCCTGATATTTATGTATCGAAAATCTGCATCACGATGGAAGGAGTCATTGAACAATTTATCGATGATGAAAGAGTTTTGATGCGGATCACATCGTGCCGAAACACAGAACACATTGGTCGGCTGATATTTACCGACCTGAATTACTGGAGGAAAATGAACAATGGAAATGATGAATGTCATGTACGAACTGGCGACCACCAAGTCGGCTCTTGAGATTGCGGAGACGACCATCCGGAAGCAGCGCGGCAAGCTGCTGCAGAAGAATATCCTCATCGCGGGGCTTCTCTGGTTTGGCTTTACCGCCTGCAGGATGCTGGGCGAGGTCGATAAGAAGCTCCGGGACGCGGAGACTCACGTGCGCGAAACGGAGGCGGAGCTTGCGATGATGCATCACAACTACGACCTGCATGGCGAGGAGCAGAAAGACGCACCGGCTGCTCCCGAAAAAGATACCTGCTGTGACGGCTGCGCCACGATCACGAAAAAAGACGTATAAGCATCGCAGAAAGGAGGAAATCAAGTCATTATGATAGATTTCCTTATGATCGCAACGCGGACCGGAAAGCGCGGTGTGATCGAGATATATCCGAAATTCATCATTAAACGGTCGAAAGACCTTATGATCCGAGGCTCGGATTTCTATGCGATCTGGTTGGAAGAACGTGGATTGTGGAGCACGGACGAGCAGGATGCGCTGCAGCTCATCGACCGGGAGCTTGATATTTACGCAAATGAGCACAAAGAGCTGTTTGACGGCGGCTCTAGAGTGCTTCATATGTGGGATGCCGAGTCCGGAATGATCGACAACTGGCACAAATATTGCCAGAGGCAGATGCGAGACAATTATCATACGCTTGACGAGACATTGATATTTGCAAACACCCCTGTCAAAAAAGAGAGCTATGCATCCAAACGGCTGCCGTATCCACTGGAAGCAGGAAGTATCAGTGCCTATGAAGAACTCATGAGCACTTTATATTCTCCCGGAGAACGTGAGAAGATAGAATGGGCCATTGGCGCGATCGTCGATGGCGATTCGAAGAAGATTCAAAAGTTCCTCGTGCTCTACGGCCCGCCCGGAAGCGGTAAATCCACTATTCTGAACATCGTGCAGAAACTTTTCGAAGGATATTGGTCGGTTTTCGACTCTAAAGTGCTAGGCTCATCCTCGAACGCTTTCGCACTGGAGGCATTCAAGACGAACCCGCTTGTTGCAATCCAGCACGACGGCGATCTGTCGAGGATCGAAGACAACACAAGACTGAACTCGCTGGTCTCTCACGAGACGATGCTGGTGAACGAGAAGTTCAGGAGCCAGTATGCGAGTCAGTTCAAGTGCTTTATGTTCCTTGGCACGAACAAGCCGGTCCGGATCACAGATGCCAAGTCGGGCCTGATCCGAAGACTTATCGATGTCGAGCCGAGCGGCGAAAAGATTCCGGCCAAAAAGTATCGGGACCTTGTTAGTAAAGTTGACTTCGAGCTTGGTGGGATCGCCTGGCACTGCAAGGAGATCTACGAGGAAAACAAGCACCTCTACGACGAGTATGTTCCCACAAGGATGCTCGGAGCATCGAACGATTTCTACAACTTCATGTTGGATTCCTACTATGAGTTCAAGAGGTCGGATGGCGTATCGCTCAAGCGGGCCTGGGCAATGTACAACACCTACAATGAGGAGGCAAAGGTATCGTATCCGTACTCCCGGCGCGCTTTCCGTGAGGAGTTGATGAACTACTTTACGGATTACAAAGAGCGTTCAGAAGATATGAACGGGGAGAGAGTCCGCAGTTACTACAGCGGATTCCGAGCCGACAAGTTCAAGGAGTTTCTTGAGCAGCCGAAGGAGGAACGGCCGCCGGAAGAAGCGCATATTTCGTGGATCGAGTTCAAAGAGCAGCATTCTCTCTTCAATGATATTTGCAGGGACTGTCCGGCACAGTACGCGACTGAAGAAGGCACTCCTATGCAAAAATGGGAGAATGTCAGAAGTAAGTTGTCAGAGCTGGACACTTCGAGACTTCACTATGTGAAGGTTCCAGAGAATCACATTGTCATCGACTTTGATATTAAAGGACCTGATGGCAAGAAAAGCTTCGAGTTGAATCTGGAGGCTGCATCAAAGTGGCCGAAAACGTACGCGGAACTCAGTAAATCTGGTGCGGGCATCCACCTGCATTATATTTACAGCGGGGACGCAACGAAGCTCAGCAGAGTCTACGATGAAAACATCGAGATAAAGGTGTTCACTGGAAATTCTTCTCTTAGAAGAAAGTTATCGAAGTGCAATGATATTTCCGTAGCGTCTATCAGTAGTGGCTTGCCATTGAAGGGAGAAAAAATGGTTGACACGAAGCAGATCCAGAATGAGAAGCATCTTCGCATTCTGATTAAGAAAGCACTGGCCAAAGAGATCAGTCCCTACACAAAACCGAGTGTAGACTTCATCGCTCACATTATGGATGAGGCGTACGAGGGAAATGTCCCGTACGATGTCGATGACATGCGCAATTCGATTCTGGCTTTCGCTGCAAACAGCACGAATCAGGCTGAAGCATGTTTGAAAGCAGTATCGAAGATGCATTTCAAATCGAAGGAAGAGGTGAAAGACTCTCGGGCCGGCGAGAATGAGACCCCTATCGTATTCTTCGACTGTGAGGTGTTCCCGAACCTTTTCCTCGTGAACTGGAAGTTTGCCAAAAATGACCTCATTCACAGGATGATCAATCCCAGCCCGGAAGAAATTGAAGCCCTTACGAAATATCGGCTTATTGGTTTCAACAACCGGAAGTACGATAACCACATTCTCTGGGGGAGGATGATCGGCATGTCGAATGAGCAGCTCTATGCGCTTTCGAACCGCATCATCAACGAACATACCGGTTTCTTCGGCGAGGCGTACAATCTGTCCTACACTGATATTTACGACTTCTCGTCCAAAAAGCAGAGTCTGAAGAAGTTCGAGATCGAGCTGGGTATTCATCATCAGGAACTTGGCTTACCGTGGGACCAGCCGGTGCCGGAAAGCCTCTGGGATAAGGTCGCTGAGTATTGTGACAATGATGTCATTGCCACGGAAGCCGTCTTCTATTCCAAGAAGCGGCAGGCAGACTTCGTTGCTCGTGAGATTCTGGCAGACCTTGCCGGGATGACGGTCAATGACACGACCAACACGTTGACTACTCGCGTCATCTTTGGAAAAGAGAAGCACCCGAAGCTTGTCTATACTGACCTTGCAACGGGCGAACAGGACACTTTGACTGAGGTTGAGCCTGATATTCTGGTCGGGAAGAACATCATCAATGCTTTCCCGGGTTACGAGTGGGTCAAGGGCGAGGATGGTCGGATGCACAATATGTTCCGTGGCACGGATTTGGGCATGGGCGGCTATGTCTATGCAGAGCCGAACATGTACTATAATGTGGCGCTTCTGGACGTGGCGTCGCTGCACCCGCATTCCGCCGTTGCAATGAACTACTTTGGCGAATACACCAAGCATTTCAATGACCTGATGGAGGTTCGAATCCATGTTAAGCATGGCGAGTACGATAAGGCCAAGGAACTCTTTGGCGGAAAGCTGTCCAAGTATCTGGACGACCCTGCGCAGGCGAAAGCTTTGGCGCAGGCACTGAAAATCGCCATTAACTCTGTCTACGGCCTGACCAGCGCGACCTTCGACAATCCTTTCCGGAACCCCAAGAACGCCAACAACATTGTGGCGCTTCGAGGGGCTTTATTTATGCGTACTTTGCAGGATGAGGTACAGCAGCGTGGGTTCACGGTCGCCCACATCAAGACCGATTCCATCAAGATCCCCGGTGCAACGCCGGAGATTATTGACTTCTGCATGAAGTTTGCGGAGAAGTATGGATATACCTTTGAGCATGAGGCTACTTACGAGAAGATGTGCCTCGTGAACAATGCGGTTTATATCGCAAAGTACATGGATGCGACGGACTGCAAGGCGCAATATGGATACGTTCCTGAGGATAACGAGAAGGAAGGCGGTAAGTGGACGGCAACCGGAACCCAGTTCCAGATCCCGTATGTCTTTAAGACATTGTTTTCCAAAGACCCGATCCAGTTCGAGGACCTTTGCGAGACGAAGAGTGTCTCCAAAGGTGCCATCTACCTCGATAAAAATGAGGGACTGGCGGAAGGTGAGCACAATTATATTTTCGTTGGCCGCGTCGGTCAGTTCTGTCCCATCGTCAAAGGAGCTGGCGGCGCGCTGCTTCTGCGGGAATCGGGCGTTGACGATGCAGGCAATCGGAAATATGCATCTGTGACGGGCGCAAAAGATTACCGGTGGCTCGAAAGCGAGATGGTTTATCAGCTTCATATGGAGGAGTCCATTGACAAGGAATACTTCAATAAGGAAGTTGATGATGCCGTCAAGGAAATCGCCAAATATGGTGATTTTGAGTGGTTTGTTGCGGATGATTCGGGTGAACCGCCTTGGCAGAAGCCTGATATTCCGTGGGACGATGTGCAGGACGAAGCTGCACAGAATTTTAATGTAAGATAAGGAGATTGATATTTTATGGCAAACAAGCTGTATGATTCCAAAGGACAACTGATTGGCTATATCGCAACCGTCACCTTCGATAAGAATCTGTCCGACGGCCTGACGAGGGTGGTTCTTCATACTGGCCACGAACTCACATTTCGCCCGGGCGATCTGATCGCTGATCGGGGCGGTAATTGGCGTATTCGCTATGGAGGGCTCAATTCGGGTAAGAAGAGCACTTCTGCTACGAACACCGCTGCTATCAAGGATGCTATCTTTGCTCCTCCGGCCACGATCGTTTACTGGTCGGATGGTTCCAAGACCGTTGTGAAGTGCAGCGAGAAGGATGTTTTCGACCCGGAGAAGGGGCTGGCCATGGCAGTTGCAAAGCGTTGCGGCGGCAACAATGGCAGCTATTACAAGGAGATCCGGAATTGGGTAGAGAAGAGCGGGAAGAAGTATCCCGGGAAGCCCTATACGGAAAGCTCTTCTGTCGAGAATGATGTGCTCAAGAAGTACATCGCTCAGGCAAAGAAGAGCTACGAAGCAGCTTTGGAGGCGGCAGCAAAGGGCAATCCTGCGAATTTTCTGTCTACGATGGGCCAAGTGTCGGCCGCGCTTTCCATGCTGGAACTCGAAATCAACAAGTAAAAGGAGACTGATATTTATGTACACCAAGCGCCAGAAAGTCAATATTGACGACACCCGTTTCATCTTTACCACCAACTTCTCCGGCGACCCGAGCCGTGACCGCTTTGGCTCCAGCACTCGGCGTGTCAACGTGGTGATCCCGACTCAGGAACTGGCTGACCAGCTTTCCGCTATGGGCGTCAATGTCAAGCAGACTCACCCGAACCCTGAGCGCACCTACGATGAGCCCTATGTGCCCACCCTGTACGTGCCAGTCAATGTCAACATGGATTCCAAGTGGCCGCCTCGGGTTTACTGGGTCACAACTGCTGGCAAGCGGCTGCTCTGCAATGCGGATACTGTTGGCCAGCTCGACTTCATCCGGGTCAAGAACGTCTGTGTGCAGGCAAACCTGGCGGAGAAGCGTAATTTCCCCGGTGAGTACAGCCTTTATGCGGATGTCATGTACGTCGAACAGGACGCCGATGCTGATCCGTATGCCGAGCGTTACGCTAAGTATGATATGCCCGCTGTCGAGCCCACCGAAGGGCCTGACCTGCCGTTCTAAGAAGGAGGAATGAAATGAAAAAGCTGTTTATTAGCTGCCCGATGAAAGACCGTACCGAAGCCCAGATCCGTGGGACCATGATGCAGATGCACAACATTGCCGAGGCTGTCTTCGGCGAAGAGCTGGAAGTTATCCAGACCTATATTCCTGATCCTCCGAGTGGCATGAACCAGGCACTCTGGTGTCTCGGCGAAAGCATTAAGATGCTGTCTGAGGCAGATTACTTCATCGGCGTGTACGATGAAGCGAAGGCATACCGTGGCTGTGCGATCGAGAACCAGGTCGCAAAGGCTTATGGCATTCCCAGTTACACCATCAACCTGAGTTACGTGGCCCATGACGTTGTCGAAGCACGGGCAAAAGAGGCTCGTAAGTATAGCTGCTTCGGCTACTGATCTATGATATTTCGAGTGCCAGGGTTGGTCTCTGGTTGAATGCACCAGTCCTATGAGTGCCCACGTCGCAAATGGCGTTCTCAGCAGGGGACAGCTCGATTAATATTTATGAATGATTTGGAGGTTGATGTCATGAAACGAATCAAAGTGCTCCGTATCAAAGCGCATTGCTATCCTGAAATCGTCCGGATTCCGCTCGGTCTGGACTCCTTGCAGAAGGAAGTTGGCGGACCTATTCAGGCGGTATATCCGTGGGATGATCCCGTGGCACTGATCTGCAATGAAGAAGGTAAACTGGATAGCGATGCCGTGGAGCATTATAACCGGGTTCTCGCAACTGAGATTGGTGTGCCTTACGACATCGTTGTAGGGACATTCCTGATCGTTGGGCTTACGGAAGACGATTTCGGATCACTGAGCCCGGAGCTTCTTGAGAAGTATGAGAAGCTGTTCCATGACCCGGAAGAATTTTCCGTTCGGACGGATGCGCATGGAAAGATGTGTCTGGATGTTCATCCTTGCAAACCGGAGGACGGCGCGAAATAATCAGCCTGCACGAAGAGCCGTAGAGAAATCTGTGGCTCTTTTCTTTTGGGATAGTAGCTTAGTCAGGTTCAAAGCAGCCAGCTCATAACTGGTTCATCGCGGGTTCAAATCCTGCCTGTCCCACCAGCGGAAAACACCTATATAAATACATAAAAGGAGGATGAAAAGATAATGGTCACAGTAACCGACAAAGTCTGCATAGCATGCGGCAAGGAATTGAAAAATGTCCCGGTAGCGACTGTCTTTTGCCAGGAATGCAGGAAAAAGCGCAGAAGAGAGCTTATGGATGAGAAAATCGCGCAGGAACGGGCCAAGCGTGCTTCTGAAAAAGCAGAGATGGATGCGTTCAAGCCGAAAGCAAAAAAGAAGTATGAAGGGCCTAGTCTTCAGGAAATCATGCATGAGGCAACGAAGGAGGGACTTCAGTATGTCGCTTATTGCAAAAAGCACGGGCTCCACTAAAAAGAAAGAACTCTGGAAGGTTTTCCGTAAAAATCGGAAGGAACTCTTTGCTTATACTGTCCGAGGTGAAGGAGAGGACGAAGAGGAAGCAACAATTTCGCTTCTTGCGTATGAGAATCATTGCCGGGAAAAAGACATCCGTGTGATGCTGGAAATGAGGTGATCAGGCTGATGGCAGGAGTTACGCTCTATGACTACCAGTTGGATGCAGTAGACCGAATGAAAATCGGATGTATCTTGTGCGGAGGCGTTGGGAGCGGAAAATCAAGGACGAGTTTGGCGTTTTACTACAGACTCTATGGCGGACAAATAAACACAAAAGAATATGCAAGGATGACAGAACCACCGGATCTTTATATCATCACCACGGCTCGAAAACGAGATACTGGCGAATGGGACGAGGAATTGGCTCATTTCTACATGGGGACGGACCCGAAACTTGATATTTACGAGCATACGGTCGTCGTAGACTCGTGGAACAATATTGGGAAGTACGTTGGCGTGAAGAATGCGTTCTTCATATTTGACGAACAGCGTGTTGTTGGACGTGGAAGCTGGGTCAAAGCGTTTCTGAAGATCACAAAGGAAAACGAATGGATCTTGCTTAGTGCCACCCCCGGAGACTGCTGGACGGATTATATTCCGGTCTTCGTTGCCAACGGATTCTTTAGGAATCGGACGGAATTCAACAACCAGCATGTAGTATATAGCCAATACTGCACGAAATATCCTAAAATTGAGCGGTATCTGAACACACAGCGACTTGTAAGGCTGCGGGAACGGATTCTGGTTGACATGGACTTTGAACGGCCTACAGTATCCCATCATGAGAATATTTTCATAGACTACGATAAAGCGCAATATCTGCACATTTGTAGGACCCGCTGGAATCCGTGGGAGGACAAACCCATCGAAACGGCCAGCGAGTTTTGCTATATGTTGAGGAAGCTTGTCAATTCCGATGAAAGCCGGCAGCAGGAAGTCCTTGATATTTGCATGACGCGGCCAAGAGTGATTATATTCTACAATTTCGACTACGAGCTGGATATTCTGCTCGGGTTGAACTACGGCACAGGGGCTGAGGTTGCTCAGTGGAATGGTCATAAACATCAGCCGATTCCTGACGGCGACAGGTGGGTTTATCTCGTGCAGTACAACGCCGGGGCAGAGGGCTGGAATTGCATCAAGACGGACACCATTATATTCTACAGCCAGAACTACTCCTATAAGATTATGGAGCAGGCTGCCGGGCGAATCGACAGACTGAATACGCCATATAAGGATCTCTGGTATTACCATCTGAAGAGTAGGAGCGGTATCGATTTGGCTATTTCGAGAGCCCTGAACTCGAAGAAGGCGTTTAACGAAAGGAAATTTTATGGAGCATGATGTTTATGAATTACTGAGGGCTTCGGGTATTACTTACGAAAAAATAGCTGAAATTTTCAATGCTCTCGCCGAGGTCTGCGAGAAGATTGGTGCGTGGGCTGAGGATTTACTCGGAGTGATTGAGGAGAAGCTTTCAAAGTTGGCTCCAAAGAAACTGCGACCTAATTATAAGGACAAGTGCAAAATCCGGTGGCTGGATATTCCCAATAAGGTTATGCAGGGAAGAATCAGGAGGTTCTGCTAATGAGAAATATTTCAAAGAAAAATAGAAAGAAGCTTGTTAAAGTTCTCAATGCTAATTGCCATTGAACGAAGACTTTCAACGATTCCATCATGACATTTTATCCATATCAGAGTAGTCCGTTATCTGCTGTTTGGAAATATCTGGTCAGAAGGCCTGATGGTGTTTTTATTGGGCGTTTTCTAATTCTACCAGAGGAGCCACTGATTCCGGTTAATGCAAGATACTGTCTGATTCATTGCCCGGAGCAACTTTTTAATCCAAGAGCTCACATTGAAATCAATAAGCAAATTGTTCAAAGACTTAGGGAGTGTTCTCAACTTTATGCTATTGAGTATACATGGAAGAAACATAAATGATTAAGGATTCTGGCGACCGCACCGAATTCGAAACCGGTGCCGGGCGCTAAGCTCGAAGAAAGCATTCAACGAGAGGAAATTTTATGGAGGCTGAAAATGCTGGAAACCATACATGACATCTGTAACTGCACAGATATTGCTCAGCTAAAGGTACAGCGCGAATCGTATCGTGCCGAACTTGTTGGATATTGCAAAGTAAATCCCTTGTGCGCAGGAATAGTGATGAAAATGGCTTCTGACAAGGAATTTCTGCGTTTTATTTCGCTCATATCAGCAAGAACCGTCTTAACCACTCGAATCAATGAACTGGAGGAGAAAACAAATGATTAAAGATTCTGGCGACCGCACCGAATTTGAAACCGGTGCCAAGCGTGATATGCATGCAGGGAAAGGACGGATGGACCTTCTGCCCTGGTATGGCATTATGGAGGTCAGCAAGCACTGCGAGGAAGGTGCATTGAAGTACGGCGAGCACAACGTGGATAAGGGTATCCCGCTGCATTCGCTGCTGGACAGTGCTGCACGACATCTGGCCAAATACATGGTCGGAATGGACGATGAGGACCACCTGCGCGCTGCCTGCTGGAATCTGCTCTGGGCTCTGAACCAGCGGGAGACCCATCCGGAGTTGGATGATAGGTTTGTGGTCAAGGAGAAGAAAGCGGCAAATGATAAGAAATCGTCCAAAATGGTCTTGACTAAATGTGCCAACTGCGGCAAGGAGTGGCCTGTGAGCGAAGATGACTGGGTACGCATGTGTGCATGGTCTTTTAACCTCAAGCGCGACAGTGCTATCACTCGTTGCCCGGATTGCCGTGAGGTGACACGTATTTATAAGGTGGGAGAGGTGAGCACTGATGAATAACTGGATGCGTGAGGTTCGCTACGACCTCTACTGTCCGAAGTGCAAGAGCTTCAAGGTGCTGGAGACGGACGAGCCCTGCAACGAGTGCATGACGGAGTGTGCGCGGGAGGGTACTGTGAAACCGCTGAACTTCAAGGAGGCTAAGGTTAGAGTCAAGTAAGGCGCGAAAAAATCTCCGCATATTATGGAGGTGATTTATATGAAACACAAAACCAAGATTGTGTTACTTTATCAGAAACTTGACGGGCAAAAGTTAGATAAAGCGCTAAAAGCACGGAATTTAACTAGACAGGAACTGGCTGATCAAATTGGAGTATCAAGAAGATCAGTTCAGAGCTGGATAACTGGTTCAGTGCCAAGGAGTGAACATCTGGCCAAAGTTTGCTGGAGTCTGAAAATAACGGAAAAAGAATTGGTGAAAAAGAAGTTTAGAATCATTATCTACAAATAAGAGAACTGAGCCGTGGAGAAATCTGCGGCTCTTATTTTTATGAAAAGGAATAAGAAATATGCTTCAGAAAATTATCGCATTCGTTATCAATTTCCTGACGCTCAGCTCGCCCTGCGGTTGGATGATGGATATTCTCAAGGATACCCGCAAGTATAAATTCTATAACCCTCTGCGGGAGCTGGAAATCGCTGAGAATCACTTCAACTTCTGTGAGCAGGAGTATATGTCGGCGGCTATTTTCGAGCTGTGCGTGGCTGAAAGTAGGGTTAAAACATTGATGGGAGGCGCACTTCTGTGACGTATTATCATCAGATTTATCGTTGCCGCAAATGTGGGAATGAGTTCTGCCCGGTGACGGTACATACCGAGACTGTCATGTATATTGAGCTGAACAATTTTCTGAACAGGGTCAATGGCGAACTCGAGTGGGATCACAAAGAGATGCCTTTAGCACCGAGGCTGTATAGGGCGCATACATGCCCGAACGGTGACATTGGCGTTGGGGACTTCATCGGGTACCAGAAGGAGGAGCAATGAGTATGTATGAAAAGATCGGCAAGTTTATTGGCGGCGTTCTGGCGGTTACTATCACGGCCTGCGCGTGGCTGATAATCATTGCGTTTACCCTGAAATGCCTGTGGTTTATTATCTTCAGGTTCTTGGGGTGAGGTGAATGATGGATAGTGATATTCGTTGGATAGCCGACCTGGTAGATGCAGGAAAAATCACAGTTGACCAGGCAAGAGAGATAATAAACGCCGAAACGATTGATATTTTATATGCAAATAATGAGCCGTGCATCATTCTGATTCGCAATGCCGGCGAACCAACGAAGGAGATCGGGCTATATTCTGAGGATTCCGAAACTCATAAGCTGGAAATGGTAAAAGTCAACGCTACGCTGCAAGATGTAGTTGAACAATGCATTCGCAATGAAATCAGCTACCAAGATGCTCAGCTATGGTGTTTGGCGAATAATATTTCATTTCGCAAATTTGACCGATGGCTGTACTATACACTGCGGGGTAAAGAAAGAGATATTCCGTCAGAGCCTGTGTATTGGCTGCACCGACTCGCTTTATTTTTTAAGCGGTGTTTTGATTGGTTGCTCAATTTGATTCTGGAGGTTTTTACATGAATGAGTCATTTGGAACTTGTACTCAGTTAGCTAGAAGGTGCGCTGTTTGTCCTAAAGTCTCTACCTGTGATCATAAAAGAATGGAGCATCTTGGATATATTATTCCAATCCCAGATCTTAATGTCAGTATTGTTGTCACAAGAGCCAATGGAAAGAGCCTCGGTCAGCTCGAAATGGTTGATTCACTGATGAAAAGGAGATTTAATTATGAAAATCATTGAACCAAAATACGAAATCCTCACTGATATTTCTGATGGCGGCATCAAAGAGCTTCAGCAGATCGAGCGTGTGGCGCGGGTCTGCTACAAGAGCGAGGATAAGATCACGCCGGAGGGTGAGTCGGCAAAGAAACTGGTGGGCTTTCTGGTGAAGCAGGGGCATGAGGCTATGCTGGAGCATTCGCAGCTGTCCGTGCTGTTTACCTGTGACCGGGCCATTGCCAATGAGCTGGTGCGGCACCGCATCGCGAGCTTTGCACAGGAGAGCACCCGGTACTGCAATTATGCAGGAGAGAAGTTTGGCGGGGAACTGAGCTTTATTCGGCCGTTTTATATTCCTAACGAGCCTAATGAAAATGCAATCAACGCAGCTTCTTCGACAGAAGAATTTATAAAGCTCGAAACGGACTATCAAATCCACCATGCGTGGTACTGGGCTTGTGATGATGCTGAAAAAAGCTACAAAACTCTCATCGCCAATGGTCTCCGTCCTGAACAGGCCCGTTGTGTGCTGCCGTTGTGCCTGAAGACCGAGATCGTGGTGACTGCCAACTACCGTGAGTGGCGCAATATCTTCAAGCTGCGTACTCCTGTGGCGGCTCATCCTCAGATGCGTGAGCTGATGTGCCCGCTGCTGAAAGAGCTTCAGAGCAAGATCCCGGTGGTGTTCGATGATATTTACACGTTCTGGCCGGCGGATGACCAGACGCGGAAGGGGAGTATGGTGAAGTGATGCGAATTGTGCTGCTCGTAAGCATTATTTTACAAGCTATCGCAATCGGAATGTCTTTTGCTGAGAACATCGGCAAAGAAAAACAGAGAATCATCAAATATGCAGGATGGTTCTTGCTTTTGATTTACATGATATTTGGTTGAGGTAATTAACTAATGAAAAATCGTATTATTTGTTTTGCTGTATCGCTGATGATGCTTGTTGGCTGCCTCGGGTTATGCAGTTGTGGAAACTATAGGGTGTTTGATACGACATTTACCTATTCCTGGGCACAGATTAAGTTGCCAGATGGAACTATTGTTCAGGGCAAAGTGGACAACTGGACTGACTACGAAGGCGATCAGCTGCAAATCACGATTGACGGTACCACATATCTGGTTCATGCAGCAAATGCTATTATGAAAACCTGAGTGGGAAAGGATGTGGTGATAAGAAATGCAGCAAAGAACGTATAATTTTCTTGTGAAGATGCGGATTCCGATGGTGGGCGATGCGGTCGAGATGATGGGTGATGCGGTCGAGATGACTATTGATTCGCTCGATTCACATCGGTCTGCCCCGATGATTGATATTTGCACTGCCATTGCAGAGAAGTATCACACGAACGTAAAAAGTGTCACTGCTCGCCTTGTGAGGACTGTGAATGCAATGGAATATCGGAGCGGTGTGTATCCTAATCCTGAAATGGAAGAGCTCCGTATTGCGTTCAGACTTGATAAATGGACGCTTAAACGATTCCTGTATGCTGCAGCGAGGAGGCTTATGGGCCAATGAAAAACCGTTATATTTGCTTTGCGATGCATTTGGCTGTGTAGCTGTATCCCGAACTAACAAGCAAGAGGCGCGGATTTTTCTACGTCTCTTATTTTTATTCGAGGAGGTGGTACTTTTGCTTGACGACTCGACTCCTACATGATATTCTTGTACTAGTATAAGGAGGTGCTTTTATGGCACGAACAGTGAAATGTCCTAGTTGTGGCGCTGAGCTTACGGTGAAAGAAGGCAATCGAGACTTCATGTTCTGCGAATATTGCGGGACGAAAGTGCGGCTTGATGACTATCAGGAGACGCACAGGTTTGTGGATGAAGCAAAAGTCAAGCGGGTTGAAGCTTTCAAAGACTTAGCGATGAAGAAGATGGAAATGGATGAACAAAAGCGTAAAGACGAAAAAGATAATGAAGCAGAACGCAGAAAAATGGAGCCTGTATATTTGAGCTTACTCATAGCGCTTCCTATAATCTTTTTTATTCTCGCTAAATTATTTGGCGCTGAATAACATAGAAAGGTCTCGATATAAAATTCGGGGCCTTTTCTTTTTTATCTGGCAGTAGACTCTGCCAATTTCTATTTGCCGCTTTTTGTTAATTTTGTGATAATAATTGAAAAAGCATCAATTTTCTGGCCAAAAACCCATTTTGTGGCCAAAAATTTTAGAAAAACGGCCACATATTTTGACGTAGATACGTTATAAATATGCGCTGTGGCCAAAAACCCACTTTTTTCTTTAAGTTAATTAAAAAATGAAAAAAATAATATATATAATAGAACAGAAAAAATGGTCTTTTGGCCACAACTTGTTTTTCATGCATTGCCCCCATATCCCCTGTCGATATTAACCTTGTAAAATAACGTCGGATAGTGTATTATAAAAAGCAGCACATTAGTGGCTGACTTCTTATGAGTATGAGGTAAAGCGTATGGAATACATCGAGGAACTTGCTAAAAATTGGAAACAGTATGGTTACTCATTTGATGCGAGAGAAATTCTTCCGAACGGTGATGAAGCATGGGTGTATTCAACCCTGGAGTTAGGACTACCAGTTCTTTGGTTGAAACATCCAGATGGAAGTTTCGAACATTATGTCATACATACGGATGGATATGACAAACCAACTGGCGAGCATTGGTGTTTTTGGTGCCATTGTCAAATGGAGCGATACGAAAATATTTGGAAAGTTCCTATCTGGCGATGCCCAAAGTGTGAAGAAGAGCACTACGAAGAAGACGTGGATTTATGTAGTGCTCCGACCGAAGAAGCAAGTTATGCCGATGATGAACTCGAACCTGAAGAAGAATGGCTCGATACATACTATAGAGAAAATCCCTATATACCTCACGACGAATACGATTTTGACGGGTTTTAATTTAATAGTCTTTTAATATTGCCTCTGCGCGAAAAACGCAGAGGCTTTTCTTTTGCCCTTTTTTACAAAAATTAACACTTTTTCACAAAAATTACCGCGAAAAAAACAGCCTCTTTTATGAGGAGAATAGAACGTGTCTTAAACATACTATTCTTTTTATTTTTGGAGGTTGACATGCTCGAAAACAAATTTAAGACCGGATTGGTGAAAGAACTGAAAAAGCGCTTTCCCGGTTGTACGGTGGTTCATTTGGACCCGAACGAAGTTCAGGGACATCCTGACCTTTTAGTTTTGTATGGTCCTACTTGGGCTGCGCTTGAGGGAAAGAAGTCGGCAAATGCTCCTCATCGCCCTAATCAGGACTACTATGTCCAGAAGATGAACGAAATGAGCTTTGCCGCTTTTATTTATCCGGAAAACAAGGAGGAGATACTTGATGCAATGGAACGATCATTCGAGGCTCACGGGGCAACATGCATTTCTGGGAGCAAGTAAGTATCACTGGCTCAACTATGACCGAGATCGCTTGGTTGATGCCTACCTGAGTAATCAGGCAAAAGAGCGAGGCACGAGACTCCATGCATTTGCAGCAGAATGCATCGAGCTTAAGCAAAAGCTTCCCAAGAGCAAGAAAACGCTGAATGCCTATGTCAATGATGCCATCGGCTTCCGCATGACACCTGAAGTTGTGCTTTATTACAGCCCGAATTGTTTCGGGACAGCGGACGCTATCATGTTCGACGATGGCGTCCTTCGCATTCATGATCTGAAGACTGGAACCGTTCCTGCTCATATGGAGCAGCTTTATATTTACGATGCCTTGTTCTGTTTGGAATACGGTATCGATCCTGTAACTATTCGGTTCGAAAATCGAATTTATCAGAGCGATGATATTTGGGTGGAAAATCCCGAAGCAGAAGATATTCTTCCGATCATTGCAAAGATCAAGGAATTCGATAAAATCATCAACGAAGTAAAGCTGGGAGCTGCAGCATGAATCCTATCGAAAAAGATATTCGCTCTTATTATGGAGTTGAATCACAGAACGGGGTGCTTGAACACTACGGCACCAAAAAACATTCTGGTCGGTATCCATGGGGTTCTGGGGAGAATCCTTATCAGCATTCGGGAGATTTTCTTTCACGAATTGAACTTTTGAAAAATAAAGGACTTTCAGAAAAAGATATTCTGAACTCTATCAACGATACACTCCCGAAGGAATATCAGATGAGTCTTTCGGAGTTTCGTGTTGCTAAAAGCAAAGCTATAAATTTGCGCAAAACGTCAGAATATGAGCAAATTAAAGACCTTAGAGATAATAAAGGCCTTGGGTGGACAGACATCGCAAAACAGCTCAACATGAGTGAGTCAAGCGTCCGGTCTAAATACTCTGGTAATATCGACAAAAAAGCAAAACGTGCAGAGAGTATCGCCGAAACTTTGAAAAAAGAAGTAGAGAAAAAGGGCATGGTTGACATTTCTGAAGGTGCGAACCAAGTGCTTGGAATATCTGAAACCGAGCTTATCGATGCCGCATACACACTTGAAGCAGAATATGGTTTCAAACGGTATGGTGTTGGCATTCGCCAGCCGACTAACATTCGTCAACAGACAAACATTACTGTTTTGGCCAAGCCTGAGTTTGACCAGAAATATGCCTACCAGCACCAAGACCAGATTGATTCGCTGGGTGATTACCATTCTGATGATGGTGGCGAAACTTTTCAGAAGCTTCAACGTCCATCAAGTTTGGATTCAAGCCGTGTGGCAATTATGTATGGCGATGAAGGTGGTCTGGCAAAAGATGGCGTCATTGAGATTCGCCGTGGTGTCCCGGATCTTGATCTTGGCAAAAGCCATTATGCACAGGTGCGTATTCTTGTCGATGGCGACTACTATCTGAAAGGCATGGCTGTTTATTCCGACGATCTTCCGGATGGCGTTGATGTTAGGTTCAACACCAATAAACCTTCCGGCACCCCCAAGATGAAAGTTCTGAAAGAAGCGAAAGCTGATCCAGACAATCCTTTTGGTGCAGCCATCAAAGCAAATGGTCAGAGCATGTACATCGGAGCTGATGGAAAGGAGCACCTGTCTCCTATCAATAAACTGAAAGAAGAAGGCGACTGGGATACAATGTCCCGAAATGTCTCTTCTCAATTTCTTTCCAAGCAGCCCAAGAAGTTGATTGAGAATCAGCTGAAACTGACTGTCGCGGACTATAAAGCACAGTATGATGAAATCATGCAGTACAACAACCCGACGATTAAGAAGAAACTGCTCACTGACTTCGCTGATACATGCGAAGGTACATCGATGACCCTCAAAGCATCTGCTTTTCCCGGACAGTCTACGAAAGTCATCCTTCCGATCAATCAGATCAAAGAGACGGAAGCATACTGCCCGACATATGAAAATGGCACGAAGCTTGCATTGATACGCTTTCCGCATGCAGGCACTTTTGAGATTCCTATTGTCACAGTCAACAATAAGAATGTTCACGGCAAGCGGAATCTTGGAGCAATTCAGGATGCAATCGGCATCAACGCAAAGGTGGCAGAACGCCTTTCGGGCGCTGACTTTGATGGCGATACCGTCATGGTGATTCCTATTACGGACAAAGTCAGCATTAAGTCTACTCCTGCACTGAAGGATTTGAAAGATTTCGATCCTAAAACTGAATACGCAGTACCACCAGGTAATCCTAATCACGTCCGTCTCATGAAAAAAGAGGAGAAGCAACGTGAAATGGGCGTCATTTCTAATTTGATTACGGATATGACTCTTCGTGGCGCGGATGAGAAAGAACTGGCTCGTGCTGTTAAGCATTCAATGGTCGTTATTGATGCAGAAAAGCATGGCCTCGACTACAAGCGCTCTGAAAGGGAAAATGGTATCGCAGAACTTAAGCAGAAGTGGCAGATTCGTGTTGATGAGGAAGGAAATGTCAAGTACGGTGGAGCATCCACACTTCTGTCTCGTCGTAAGCAAACGATACGAGTTCCTGAACGTCGTGGAAGTGTTCATGTTGACAAAGATACTGGTGAACTAGTTTATAAAGAGAGCGGACGTACCTTTATCGATCCCAAAACCGGAAAGGAACGCATGGCCGAAGACACGGTCAGCTTGATTTCTGAAACCAAAGACGCAAGAACACTGTCCTCTGGCACCATTCAGGAAAACCTCTACGCCGATTTCTCGAACCAGCTTAAGGCCATGGCCAGACAGGCTCGTAAAGAGGCTGAGAATATGCCCGGTTTGAAGTACAGTCCGGCAGCAGCGAAGCAATATGCATCCGAAGTTAGGTCTTTGAACGATAAGTATAACACCATGCTCATGAATAAGCCAAAAGAACGCAAGGCAATGCTCATTGCTAATGCAAGTATTAAAGCCAAAATTCAAGAACAAGGTCTTAATCCTGCAATCGATAAGAAAGAAATTAGAAAAATCTCTTCTGTCGAGATGCAGCGCGCACGCGATTCTGTTGGTGCAAGCGGCCGCAAATCTAAGGTCGTTTTTACAGATAAAGAATGGGAAGCGATTCAAGCAGGAGCGATTTCTGATAGCAAACTCATGAAGATTCTTAATTCTTCTGATTCTGACGAAATTGTGAAGCGCGCAATGCCGAAAGCGACGACTGTTATGAGTTCTGCAAAAATGTCGAAAGCCAAAGCAATGCTTCGCAGTGGTTATACGTATGAGGAGATTGCAAAAGCTTGCGGTGTGCCGGAGTCAACGGTCTACAGTGCATTGAACAAGTGATTTTACATGAAAGGAGCACGGATATATGGTTCGTTGCTTTCTTACCACTTTTGATAACCCGTATTCTCCTTACGAGCAGTTCGAAGAATGGTATCAATATGATACGGATCATGGCTATAACTCATCTGGTCTTCTCATGAGGCTTGCCGAGACGTCTTCTCAGTTCACAGACAATGAGAATGCCTATGAAATCGAGAAGGCTATCGACAGAATTGTAGCTGCTGATCCGCAAAACATCTACGAGAAGCTCAAGATCGAAGTAAAAGACGAAGACACACTGGATAAAAGTGCTTAAGCATAGGGGAGGGGTCTCAAAAATGACACCCCCTCTCAAATCGCGCCGGTCTTTGATATTTCCCCGGAGGGAAAATTGATATTTGGGCTTTAAGATGAAATTGCCGAGGCCACGGGGAGTAGACCGCAGCTTCGGCAGTTTTTGCAAGGGCTTATGGGAGAAACGCCTCCTATGAAATTCGGGTTCATGATGTTCAACCTCCATTGACATTTTTCTTCTCCTTTCAGATGCCATGACAAGCCACGCCCATGAGCCCTTGCAAAAGCGAAATAAAACCATAAGAAAAGAGGAAAAGTTATGAAGCCGAAAAGAAGCGCTCCGGGAGAGACGGCTGCGGCTTCGGCCCGGCCTGCCTCCAGCCCGGAAGCACAGGAACAGTACATGATAAATCTGGCCATGACTCTGGTGGAAAGACGGCTTCGGGAAGGAACGGCCTCTAGTGCAGAGACCACTCATTTTCTGAAGCTGGCCACCATGAAGTCAGACCTTGAGAAGAAGAAGCTGGAGGAAGAGAACAAGCTTCTGCGGGCAAAGACCGAGACGCTTGAGGCTGCCAAGGACTCCAAGGAGATGTACGACAAGGTGCTGAAAGCTATGGCAAAATACAACGGCGTTGGAGAGGATGACGAGTATGACTTTAATTGAATTGGCGTTTGCTATGTGCTGGCTTGTAGTAATCGTTTTTGCCTCGATGTTCTTTGCACAGTGGGTAGAGAAACACACGCAGAGTTATGCAATGGAACTCTTTGCGCAGTTCGGGATTCCTGCGCTGTTATGGTGTGGAATGCTGCTTTTGTATGCGGCATTGCAGCAGAAGGGTCTGCTGAGGTGAGTAGAATGACTACGATCGCGGTAAACGTACGACTCTTTTTGGCAATACTGTGTTCTTTGGCCCTTATCTGTACGTTTTTGCTGATCGCGACAGACACAACGGATGAGAAGCGTGATTTCGTGCACTATGTAATGTATATTCTTGTGTTTTTACTTGAGATCGGAATGGAAGTGACGATCATGCTCTTTGTTGGGGGGAGTATGAAAAGCTATACGGAATTATGCACTCTGCCGACCTACGAGGAGCGGCTGGAGTATTTACAGCTGCATGGGGAAGTTGGGAGAGACACCTTTGGGTTTGACCGATGGCTGAACCAGGATTTTTACCAATCGAGAGAGTGGCGGCAGTTCCGGGACAGGATCATTGCGAGAGACATGGGGTGTGATCTGGGGTGCCCGGACCATCCCATTACGGATTGGGTGCTGCGGGATGGCAGACCGGTGAGACCGCGCATCAGCATCCACCATTTGAATCCGATCACGAAAGAAGATGTGATCCGGCACAGCGAAAAGCTGCTGGACCCGGAAAATGCCATCTGCGTTTCGGCTGCGACACACAAGGCTATCCATTACGGCACCGGGGACGGGCCGAAGATACCGGATGGCAATAGAACAGCAGGGGATACCTGCCCTTGGAGGAAATAGGATGAACTGGACGACAGCTTGGCTTACCATGAAGCAGGGACACAAAGTGAAACGGCGGGGCTGGAAGGACGCCTACTGGCATATTTCCGGCACGGAGCTTCTGATCCACAAGGAAAACGGCGAAGAGGTCAACTTCCGTAAGGTCAAAGACATTGGCATGATGCTGAACGTGACCTGCTGCGACGACTGGGAACAGGTTATGGAGGGATAAGATGTACGCGATAAAAAAGTTTGATGAAGGGGAAGCGGAATACAGTGTCCTTCTGCGGCGGAAGCTGGAAGAGGCAGAGGCGATGCTTCTGAAGCTGAACCCGAGCCGGGAAAGAAGCCTTGCACTGACGAAGCTGGACGAGGCATTGCTATGGGCGAACGCCGCGATCGCGGCTGCCGGCGTCAGCACGGACCGAGAGAGCAGCGCAGCATCGGAAGCGGCCGAACAGTCGTGGGCGATGATGTCTGCCCCGGTCATGAAAAAAGAAATCGCCATCGATATTCCGAAAGAGATTCGTCTGGGAGAGCCCATTTGCGATATATCCACGATGATCTGCAATTCGATGAACAACAAGACTCAAGCGATTGGCTCCAAACGATGATGGGCCGCCCTGCCGGGCAACGAAAACAGAGGAGAAATCAAAATGGAACAGAGAGATTTTATGACCCGCGCAAAGCAGCTGGTGGTGGACTACTTCAACAGTCATGTGGACGTGACCGACGGCAAGAAGCTGACGATGGAGGATGTGTTCATCGTATGGTTCTCGAAGACTTTGCAGAACTGGAAGGCGCTTGTGAGCACCACTGTATCCGACGGCATGTACTATGAGATCACCCACAATGGCGACAAGAAGGAGACCTACCTTGACGTGTATAAGAAGTGGGAGAACCAGTGCATTGCGGACGGGGGCACTGCACGTTAACGGAGGAGTGGCATGGACAGCATCCTGACAAGCGTAAAAAAGCTGCTGGGGATCGCCGAGGAATGCGAGGACTTTGATGCAGACATTGTAATGTATCTGAACAGCGTATTCATGGTGCTGGCCCAGATGGGGGTAGGGCCGAAAGAAGGCTTTGCCATTACGGGAAAAGAGGAACGTTGGAGCCAGTTTATTGCCGACCCGGTGAAGGCGGCAGCCGTGAAAGCATATGCCGCCATGAAGGTGCGGCTGATGGGCTTTGATGTGCCCCAAAGCAGCTCTACCCTGGACGCACTGAAAAATGCCGCTGCTGAAATGGAGTGGCGGCTGAACGTGGAGCACGACGACACATGGCCAGCAGTGTAACAAAGCGGTGGATCGAGCGACTGACTGAAACACCTGTAAAAAAGCAATGGCTTGATGCGGTGATGAAGGATTTTTGCACAGACTGCGCACGGTGTGGGACCTGCGAATGCCCTGAAATGGAAGCGTGTTTCTATACCCTTGACAAGACCTTTTACCGCCCAAAGTAAGGGCTCCTACCTTATTATAATAGGAGGTTAGAAATATGGCGCTCTCGAACACGGCCACGCCGATCTACTACGGCCGTTTTCGGGAGGCCGTAATGCGTGGCGAGATCCCCGTATGTCGGGAGATCAGCATGGAGATGAACCGGATCGACGACCTGATCGCAAACCCGGGGATTTACTACGATGATAAAGCCGTAAACGGTTTTATTGCTTTTTGTGAGGATGAGCTGACTCTGACCGATGGCGGAGACGTGAAGCTTCTGGACAGCTTTAAGTTATGGGCCGAAGAGATCTTTGGCTGGTACTACTTTGTGGAACGAAGCGTGTATGTGCCTCATGAGCACGGCGGAGGCCACTACGAGACCCGCAGGATCAAGAAGCGTCTGGTGCAAAAGCAGTATCTGATCATCACCCGTGCAGCGGCGAAGACCATGTATCTGGAGTTTCTTCAGGCGTACTTTCTGGTGGCGTATACCACCACGACCCGACAGGTGACCACTGCCCCCACCATGAACCAGGCAGAGGAAGTGCTGGCTCCGCTGCGGACTGCTCTGGCCCGGGCCAAGGGGCCTGTGCTGAAGTTTATGACCGAAGGGAGCCTGCAGAATACCACTGGGTCGAAGGTGGATCGGGTGAAGCTGGCCAGCACAAAGAAGGGCATCGAGAACTTTGTCTCCAACAGCCTGTTGGAGGTGCGGCCTATGACCATTGAGAAGCTCCAAGGCCGTCGAGACATGGTGGCCACAGTGGACGAATGGCTGAGTTGCGACATCCGGGAAGACCCAATCGGTGCCATCGAGCAGGGTGCAGCCAAGAACGAGAACTATCTCATTGTGGCGGCCAGCTCTGAGGGTACGGTACGAAATGGATGCGGTGACGACATCAAAATGGAATTGATGCAGATCCTGAAGGGAGAATACATCAATCCCCACGTCTCCATCTGGTACTACAAACTGGACTCTATTGACGAAGTCGGCAAACCGGAGATGTGGCTGAAGGCGAACCCGAACCTCGGAAAGACCGTGACCTACGAGACCTACCAGCTGGACGTGGAGCGCGCAGAGAAATCGCCCAGCTCCCGGAATGATATTCTGGCAAAGCGCTTCAACCTGCCCATGGAGGGATATACCTATTTCTTCTCGTACGAGGAGACGCTGTGTCATCGGCACCGTGATTTCTGGCAGATGCCATGCGCTATGGGAGCTGACCTGAGCCGGGGCGACGACTTCTGCGCCTTTACGTTCCTATTTCCGCTTTCCAACGGATATTTCGGGGTGAAGACGCGGGACTACATTACCAGCTACACCCTAAGTCAGCTGCCCATCTCCAGGCGGCAACAGTATGAGGAGTTCATGCAGGAGGGGACGCTGTTCGTCTTTGACGGAACCATCCTCGACATGATGCAGGTATACGACGACCTTGACGCCTTTATCCAGCAGAACGAATACGACATCCGGGCCTTCGGGTATGACCCATACAACGCAAAGGATTTCGTGGAGAGGTGGGCGACCGAGAACGGCAACTTCGGCATCACCAAGGTCATTCAGGGCGCGCGGACGGAAAGCGTGCCGCTTGGCGACTTAAAGAAGCTAAGCGAGCAGCGAAAGCTCATCTTCGACGAAAAGCTGATGCAGTTTGCCATGGGGAACTGCGTGGCACTGGTGGACACGAATGGAAACCGGAAGCTCTACAAACAGAGGCAGGACCAGAAAATCGACGCCGTGGCCGCCATGATGGACGCCTATGTAGCGTGGAAACAGAACCGGGATGCATTTGAGTGAGAATTATGCCACCTGAATAATCGTGATTACGAGACAGACGGAAAGAAGTGTGCCCCATATATCTTCAATGATGCCCTGTGCTAGAAAAAGAGCAGCATGAGGTTCATGCAGGCTATCAAGATATTTTCCGAGCAAGACCAACACAAGAGATCTGGCATCAAGAAAAGGCACAAGTGCATCATGCTTTATTGCTTCCGTCAGAAGCTCATCCAGAGATAGTCCATCTTTCTTGATTTTACTCAACAAAAAAGTTCCCGAAGATCTTTTGGAAAAGCACCAAGAAGATATTGACCAGGAACATTCGGATTTTAGAAAAGAGATCTCAGGGAATAAAAAATCTGAATGATAGAACACCGCAAAACGCATCGACTTAATGGCCGGTGCGTTTTTTGTTTGCAAAGGAGGTAAAGTGTGACTGTTTATAATGATGAACTGTACCATTGGGGTATCAAAGGCATGAAGTGGGGTGTGCGGCGATACCAGAACCCGGATGGTACTTTGACATCTGCCGGGAAAAAACGATACTCTTCAGATGACTATAAAAACGGCATCAAGAAAGCCGGAAATGTTGCCAAACAGCTTTTGAAGGATACTGCTCATCCGATGGACAAGAATGGCTGGACAAATCGTCCGAAGTCTGATCCTAACCCTTGGTATGGAAGCCAAAGAAAAGTTGCAGAAAAGCTTGAACGCCATTCGACGAAGGCTCGTTCCAACAATCCCAAAAAGATGACCGATGAAGAGCTGAATCAGCGAATCGCCCGGATGCAGAAAGAAAAGCAGTATATGGAGCTGAAGAAGAGCACGTCACCTGGTAAGGCTTATGTGACTGATCTGCTGAAAACTGCTGGCAATAAAATCGTTGGTGGTGCAGCCGGTGCAATCGGTGGCGTGGCTGGCAAGGCGGCTGTAGATGCAGTGCTGAATCACTATGGCGATATCGCTGTGGCTGCCGTAAATGCGACTGGGAGCGATGCTTTGAAAAAAGCCGTTGTAACGGCCGCAATGGCTTCGGCTGTAAAGAAGTCCTGATCTGGAGGAAATCAAAATGGCATCACAAACCTTTGGCTCCAGACTGAGACACGCCTGGAATGCGTTTTTGAACCGGGACCCTCCAGGGAAGATATACTACGGCGGCGGATACAGCTACCGCCCCGACCGGGTGCGGATGAACCGGACAAGCGACCGCACCATCATTTCGGCCATAAACACCCGCATCGCTATGGATGCAGCAGCCATTACCATCAATCACGTAAGGCTCGACGAAAACGGACGCTACAGCGAAACCATTTCGTCGGGCCTTGATTCTTGTCTGAACCTTTCCGCCAACATTGACCAGACCGGACGGGGCATGCGGTTCGATATGTTCCTGTCCATGCTGGATGAGGGCGTCATCGCCGTGGTGCCGGTGGACGTGGAGCTGAACGAAGCGACCGGCGAAATGGACATCCAGTCCATGCGGGTGGGCAAGGTGAAGGAGTGGTACCCTGCCGACGTGCGGGTAGAGCTCTACAACGAGAAGACCGGCCAGAAGGAAGAGGTGACCCTGCCGAAGGACCGGGTAGCCCTGATCGAGAACCCCTTCTACGCCGTGATGAACGAGCCCAACGGAACCATCCAGCAGCTGACCCGGAAGCTCCACCTCATGGACGTCATCGACGAGCAGGTGGGAGCCGGGAAGCTCGATCTTATCATCCAGCTGCCCTACGTCGTGAAGAGCGAGGCCCGCAAGAAGCAGGCCTTGGCGCGGCGGCAGGAGATCGAGGACCAGCTGGCAGGCTCGAAGTACGGTGTGGCTTACACGGACGGCACGGAACACATCACCCAGCTGAACCGCAGTCTGGAAAACAATGTTCTGAAGAGTGTGGAATACCTGACCAACATGGCATACAGCCAGTTGGGTATCACACCGGAGATCATGAACGGCACTGCGGACGACAAGGTGATGACTAACTACGAGAACAGGACCATCGAGCCCATCGTAGCGGCCGCCGTGGATGAGTTCAAACGGAAGTTCCTGACGAAAGAGCAGCGAGATGAAAAGAGTGAGAGCGTGCTGTTCTTCCGCGACCCGTTCAAGCTGACGCCGGTGTCGGCTGTGGCAGAGATCGCAGACAAGTTTACCCGCAACGAGATCATGACCTCGAACGAGATGCGGCAGGCCATCGGCATGAAGCCCTCGAAGGACCCGAAGGCGGATGAGCTGCGGAATGCGAACATCAGTCGGTCGAACGAGGAAGCTGTAGAACAGCAGCAGATCGTTGCGGACGGGAAAGATGCAGATGCAAGAATGCTTGGATATTAGAAAGGGGATGCTGAATTTCAAAATGGCTATCGATTATGATTGCAGTGGATGGGCTACGAAGGCCAACACCCGCTGTTACGACGGACTGACCATCGCGCCGGACGCCTTTAAGGAGTGCGACGGCAAGACCGTGCCGATGGTGTACAACCACGACCACTCGAGCGTGGACAATGTCATCGGCCACTGTCTGCTGAAAAACCGCCCCCAGGGCGTATACTGCTACGCCAAGTTCAACGATACGGACACCGGCCGGACGGCCAAGGCCTGCGTGGAGAACGGCGACCTGAACGCCTTTTCCATCTATGCCAACGGTCTGCAGAAGGTGGGGAAGACCGTGAAACACGGCTTTATCCGGGAAGTAAGCCTCGTACTGGCAGGCTGCAACCCGGGTGCGCTCATCGACGAGGTAGTGAAGCACAGCGCCGATGAAGATTACGATGAGGGCGAGGCCTTTATCTACAACGACGAGGGCCTGAGCCTGACCCATGGGCTGGACCCGGAGGGCAACCCGCTTGAGGAGCTGACCCACAGCGCCGACGACGGAAACGACACGAAACAGGAGGATGCCGGAATGGCGGACGAAGAGAAAAACGGTAAGACACTCAAGGAAGTGTACAACAGCATGACCGACGAGCAGAAAGAATGCTGTCATGCGCTTGTTGGCCTTGTAATGGAAGCGGCAGACAGCGAGGACGGCGAAGACGACGGTGAGGAGGATACGACCGTGAAGCAGAATGTATTTGACCGTGACACCACTGAGACCGTGCTGAAGCACAGCATCGGCGACATCAACGCTGTTATCAAGGGTGCCAAGAGCAGCGGCACCATGAAGGCGGCTTTCGAGAACTCGGACATCACCGGTGAGGAGCTGGCCTACCTGAGCCACGGCATCGACAACGTGGAGTGGCTGTTCCCCGACGACAAGGTGCTGGACAACCCGCCCCGCATCATCGACAAGGACCAGACCTGGGTCGGCAAGGTGATGAGCGCTGTGCATCACATCCCCTTCAGCCGCTTCAAGAGCATGTTCGCTGACCTGACCGAGGAGGATGCACGTGCCAAGGGCTACATCAAGGGTAACTTCAAGAAGGAACAGGTCTTTGGCCTGCTGCGCCGCTCCACCAGCCCCACCACCGTCTACAAGAAGCAGAAGATGGACCGCGACGACGTCATTGACATCACCAGTTTCGACGTCATTGCATGGCTGAAGAGCGAGATGCGCCTGAAGCTGAACGAGGAGATCGCCCGTGCCATCCTGATCGGTGACGGCCGCCCCGCTGCCAGCGAGGACAAGGTGGACGAGAACTGCATCCGCCCGGTGTTCAACGACGCAGACCTGTTTACCATCAAGGTGCAGGTGTCCACTACCGGTCTGACTGCCGTGGAGGACAAGTACAAGGCCGCCATCAAGAGCATCCTGCGCTCCCGCAAGGAGTACAAGGGTGCCGGCACCCCCACCCTGTTCACCACAGAGGATGCCCTGACCGAGATGCTCCTGCTGGAGGACACCATCGGCCACACTCTGTATGCCGACGAGGCTGCGCTGGCCCGCAAGCTGCGTGTCTCCAACATCGTGACTGTGCCTCAGATGGAAGGCATGAAGGGTGCCAAGGGCGGCGACCTGTTCGGCATCATCGTCAACCTCTCCGATTACACGGTTGGCGCAGACAAGGGCGGCGCTGTCTCCATGTTCGACGACTTCGACATCGACTTCAACGCTATGAAGTACCTGATCGAGACCCGCTGCTCTGGCGCACTGACCACCCCGTACAGCGCCATTGCTGTTGAGTGGGCTGCTTAAGCTTCCTATAAGACGAGAGAGGTTTTGTATTACATGAAATGCCGAGCCCTGCGACAAAGGGCAGGCGGAAAGGAACTATAATGCTGAAACCCTACTACGAGACTGGCCACGACCTGCATGTGGCAAACTACGTTGCCTACCTGCACACCGACAAGAAGCTGTACGAGGACGAGGCACACAAGACCCAGGCGAAGAAGGATGACGTGGAGAAGGCCTTTAAGCTGGGCCGCCTGATGATCGTGGACGGCGCCAAGACTTACCTGCCTATCGCTCTGCTGGCTGCCGGTGTGGTGGTGTATGACGGCACTACCGCTACGACCTGCACCGTGGCAGCGGAGTAAAAGCAGGTCATCGAGTTAGTAATAGCAAACTGACCTGCCGTACAAAATTCAAAATGGTGACGAACTGAGCGCCGCCAGTGGCGGAAACAGCGAAGTGAGGAACTGGCCGGGGTCAGCGAGACGCGAGCGACAGTGAAGCGGCTGCTGGGCACCCCAACTCGGGTTCCTTAGGGAGGATCTACTATGAAATGGAGCGGGAAGATCGGGTTTGCGCAGGACACGGAAGAATCGGCCCCCAGCGTATTCGCAGAGCGGATCGTGGAACGGAGCTATTACGGCGACGTGCTGGAGTTTGGGCGGCTGATGCAGGGGAGCGACAAGATCAATGAGGATGTTACAGTGGGAAACCAACTGAGCGTTGTAGCCGACCCATTTGCACAAAACAACCTTTACGCCATGCGATATGCCACGTTTTGCGGGCAGCACTGGAAGATCACGAATGTGAAGGTGCAGTACCCAAGACTGGTGCTGACCTTAGGAGGAATCTGGAATGGAAGCACGCCTGAAGCTTGACGCTTTGCTGCGGAAGGTACTGCGGGAGGCGACCGGGAAAGAGAACCTCTACTTTCAGCCGCCTGCCGGATACAAGCTGAAATACCCCTGTATCGTGTACAGCGAAAGCCGTATCCGGAATGAGCACGCCAATGACGGAGTTTATATCCAGCGCCCCCATTATACGGTGACGGTGATGGATAACGACCCCGACTCGAAACTGAAAGCGGCCGTAAGCGTATTGCCGAAATGCGCCTACGACCGCTGTTTTGTTTCGGAAAACTTATATCACACTGTGTTTACGACCTATGTTTAAGAAGGAGGAATGACTATGGCAAGACTGATTTGGGACGCCGTTGGTGAGAAATTTTACGAAATGGGCACCAAGATGGGCGTTCTGTACCTCATGACCGCTGAGGGCACCTACGAGAAGGGCTCCGCCTGGAACGGCCTGACCGCTGTGACCGAGAGCCCCTCTGGTGCAGAGGAGACTAAGCTCTACGCCGATGACATCAAGTACGCAAGCCTGCGCAGCGCCGAGGATTATGGCTACACCATCGAGGCTTATACCTACCCTGCGGAGTGGGAGGCCTGCGATGGCTCTGCCCAGGTGGCTCCCGGCGTGACCATCGGCCAGCAGAAGCGCAAGGCATTTGGCTTCAGCTGGGTGACCACCAAGGGCAATGACATCACTGACGAGGCCGGCCAGAAGATCCACGTGGCATGGAACAGCACTGCTTCGCCCAGCGAGAAGAGCTACTCCAGCACCAACGACAACCCCGATGCCATCATTTTCAGCTGGGAATGCAGTGCCTCTCCGGTGAATGTCAAGGGTCATCGCCCCACCTGCCATATGGAGATCGACTGCTCCAAGCTGAAGGAGAAGACCGTGCTGGCGATCCAGAACAAGCTCTGGGGCTCTGACGGCGGTTCCGGTGTTGAGGCTGCCAGCGAGGCCACCCTGCCCAGCCCGGATGAGCTGATCAAGTTGATCACCGACACCGAGGCTGCCGCCTAATAACGGGACAAAGGAGAAGAAAAATGCTTAAGAAGACGATGACCACCGTGGATTTCGGTGGTACCGAGAGAACGGAAGACTACTACTTCAACCTGACCAAGGCGGAGATCATGGAGATGCAGCTTTGCACCGACGGCGGCTTTGTGGAGACGGTGAAGAAGATCGTGGAGGCAAAGAATCAGCTTGAGCTGACCCACCTGTTCAAGAAGATCATCTGCGCCAGCTATGGTGTGCTGAGCCCCGACGGCAGGAAGTTCGTGAAGAACCAGCAGGTTCTGGACGACTTTATGGCTACCCAGGCCTACAGTGACCTGTACATCGAGCTGCTGAGCGGCGACGGCAAGGCTGCCGAGGACTTTGTGAACGGCATTCTGCCCAAAGACCTGACCAATGAGGCCGCTAAGGCCCCTGTTTCTCAGCCCGGCCTTGCTGTGCTGAACCCGTAACCTGATGATACCGAACCGTGCTTTGCGTACTGCATAGCACGCTGCCCACACATTTGATGCCAGGAGGAGCAGACGATGCTGACCATCAAAATAGCCGGAACACAGAGCTGGGACCCACAGAAGGCCGAGTTCCGGTACGGTGAGCCCGTTGAGCTGAGGTTAGAGCACAGTCTGCTCTCCCTGGCTAACTGGGAAAGCAAATGGCATATTCCGTTTTTGTCGAACGTCGGAAACCTGACGGCTCAACAGCAGATGGACTATATCCGCTGTATGACCGTGACGAAGGGGGTTGACCCCGAGGTATACCGGCGGCTGACGAGAGAACAGATGAATGCCATTAACATATATATGGACGACCCCATGACCGCTACCTGGTTTCGGGGCGAGCCAAAGCCGAACGAGCCAAGGAACGGGAAGACTGTAAAGCAGAAGCCCCGCCCCAGGCGAGGAGGCACAGAGACCACTGCGGAGGTGCTGTATTACCAGATGTTCCAGCTTGGGATCCCCAAGGAATGTGAGAAATGGCACCTGAACCGGCTGCTGACGCTGCTGCGGGTGGGCCAGGAAGCCAACAACCCGCCCCGGAAAATGAGCAAGGCCGAGGCAATGGCTCAGCAGAGGATGCTGAATGAGCAGCGGAAAGCAAAGCTGCACACGAGGGGGTAAGAAATGCCAAAGGTGATCGTGTGCCGACAGAAAGGCGACTGGAAGAAAACAAAGGGATTTTTGAAGCGGTGCTCGGCGCTGAAGCTGGACGATATTCTGGCTCAGTATGGCCGGGAGGGGGTAGAGGCGCTGTCGAGGGCCACCCCCAAGGACACCGGGAAGACCGCTGCAAGCTGGAGCTATGCCGTACACCGGGACGAGAACAGCATCACCATTACATGGTCCAACTCCAACATCGTGGATGGAGTGCCCATTGCGGTGATCCTGCAATACGGACACGGCACCCGGAATGGCGGGTATGTAGAGGGAGTGGATTACATAAACCCGTCAATGCGGCCTATTTTTGAGAGGATCGCAGAACGGGCATGGGGTGAGGTGAGAACAGAATGAGCCGTGAAGTAGACCAGCGTGTTGTAGAACTGCAGTTCAACAATGCGAACTTTGAGAAAAACACAAAGAAGTCCATGGACTCCATCGACCGGATGATGGAGAAACTGCAGTTCAAAGGGGCCGAAAAGGGCTTTGAGAAGCTGGATGCGGCTGCGGAAAAAGTGGATTTTGCCACCATGAACCGCTCGCTGGACACCTTGCAGCAGAAGTTTTCGGCTCTGGATATTATGGCCGCCACGGTATTGGTGAACATTACCAGCAAGGCCATGAATGCCGGCGAACGATTGGTGAAGAGCTTGTCACTGGATCAGATCACCAGCGGATGGAATAAGTACGCAGAGAAGACCTCGAACGTGCAGACCATCATGAACGCCACCGGCAAGAGCATCGATCAGGTGAACGGCTACCTGAACAAGCTGATGTGGTATTCGGACGAGACCAGTTACAGTTTCAGCGAGATGACCAGCGCGCTTTCGCAGATGACGGCGGCGGGCGGCAATATCGATAAGATGATCCCTATGATCATGGGTATTGCAAACGCCACGGCAGATGCGGGTAAGACTGGCTTTGCGTTCCAGAGCACCATCCGGAACCTGACCCAGAGCTACAGCGCAGGACACTTACAGTTACAGGACTGGAAGAGCCTGAACCTGATGGGTACGGCGACGAAAGCCCTGAAACAGGAGCTTATCGACACTGCGGAGGAGCTGGGGGTCATCAAGAAGGGTGAAGTGACCATCGCCAGCTTTGAGTCGAGCTTGCAGAAGAAATGGGCCAACACGGAGGTCATGGAAAAGACCTTCGGGAAGTATGCTTCCATGATGGAGGCGGCCTATGAGCTGACCCAGAAGAACAAAGGTATGACCAGCTCGGAGGCGCTGGAACAGCTGAAAGGGCAGTACGGAGAGCTGGCAGAACGCGCCGCCCTCGCTGCCCAGCAGGCCACCAGCTTCGCGCAGGCCATCGACTCCACAAAAGACGCCGTCAGTTCAAAATGGATGGCCGTCTTCGAGACTCTCTTTGGCAACAAGGAAGAGGCAACCGACACCTGGACGGAGCTGGCGAACCGGCTGTATGACATCTTCGTGCCGTCCATCGACGCCCTGAACGACCGGATGAAAGCGGGCCTCGACACCGGCTGGCAGCAGATGCTCTCGAACGAGCTGGGTGACCAGGGCAACGCCTACACCTATGCACTGGAGCAGGTAGCACTGGCTACTGGCGCTCTGACGGAAAAGCAGATCGAGGAGGCAGGGAGCTTCGGCGCGGCCCTGCAGGAAAATGGCGTGAGCGCCGATACGCTGCGGCAGGCGCTGGACGAAGCCCGCACCAGCACCGAGAAACTGCTGGCCCTGAGCGATAAGGAGCTGGACGCGCAGGGGTACGACAAGGACGCCATACAGAAGGCCCACGACCAGTTCGTGAAACTGAACGAGGCTGTTCAAAATGGAACACTGGACCTCGAAGGATATGCTGAGGCCATCGGAAGGGTATCGGGCCGGGAGCACCTGATACAGGGGCTTTGGAACATCATGGACGCCATCGGGAAGCTGGTTACGCCCATCAAGGAGGCCTTCAACGAGATTTTCCCGCCTGCAGACGGCGACCGAATCTATACAATCGCCGAACGGTTCGACCTGCTGACCCAGAAGCTCATCATCTCGGATAAGACGGCGGCGAACATCAAGAAGACGTTTGAGGGTGTATTTTCAGTCATCCGTGTTGGCGTGAACATGCTGAAAACCGTCGTACAGACAGCGGCAAATGTTCTTAGTGCGGCAGTCCCTCTTGGCGATGTCCTGCTTGGAATGACTGCCAGCATCGGAGGATTTGTATCCTCGGTAGATGAAAGCCTTGACCCGCTGGAAGCACTTGGCTCGATGATCACTGGTTTTGTCCAGACCATTGCACCGGTGCTTTATTCTTTTGGAAAAGAGGCTGACGTAGTATTTTCTAATTTTGCAAATGGAGCAAAAGATGCTTTCAACAGCTTCGATCCGGAAAGGATGAAAGACTTTATCACCGGAGGGTTGAGCGTCGGTATTCTGGCCTCTGTGAAGAGCTTCCTCGATGGAATCAAGTCTGTCGGGGAAAGTGCAAAAGGTATTATCGGAGGCATTAAAGATACTATCGATTCACTCGGTGAAGCAATCGATGCATGGAAAGAAGCGAAAAAATCGGAAACACTGATCACGATCGCGAAATCTATCGGTATCATTGCAGCATCGCTTGCTGTTGTATCAATGATAAAACCGGAACGACTGAGTGCTTCGATGGAGGCGATGACCGGAGTGTTTCTGGGGCTGCTCGGTGTGATGAAAGCACTTGCACTCATTTCGAAAGACGTAAGCTCTTTGAAACTAATGGCTGTAAGCACGGGAATGATGGCAGTTTCGTCTGCAGTCCTTGTGCTGTCCGGTGCGCTGAAAGTCATTTCTACCATTGACAAAAGTAATCTTCTTGCAAGTGTTGCAGCACTTGGCGGAGTAATGGCTGGACTTACTATTGTAGGTGCTGTACTCTCCAAGGATGAGGTAAGATTTCTGAAGGGAGCAGCCGGACTTATCGCTTTTGCAGGTGCTGTCGGCATTCTCACAACGGCACTCAAAGCACTTAGCGGTCTAAAACTGGAAGAAATGGCGAAAGGGCTTGGAGGTATATCCGGAATCACAGCAGTTCTTGTTTTAGCAGCAAAGCTTATGAATGGCGTAAAATTCGGCATCGGAAACGGTGCTGCGTTTTTAATGCTGGCGGGCAGCATGAACCTGTTGGTATCGGCCTTCAAGAGCTTTGGCGAGATGAACTGGACTGAGATCGGGAAGGCACTTACAACAGCAGGTGCCAGTATCGGCGTTTTTGTGCTTGCATTGAATCTCGCGAAAGGAACTCTCGGAGCGGCCGTGGCGCTGACAACGATGGCCGCAGCTGTGAACCTGCTTGTACCGGCGATAAAAGAACTTGGCTCGCTGAGCCTAACCGAAATGGGCATGGCGCTTCTTGCCGTTGCGGGCGCATTCACCGCCCTTGGTGTTGCTGCAGCGATCCTTGCTCCTCTGACACCGGTCATCGTTGCATTGTCACTATCTATCAGCGCTCTTGCACTGAGCATCGGTGCATTGCTGGCACTAAATTCGGCAGCCATGTTTATTGGGAATCTGGCATCCAGTCTTACTCTGCTCCAGAATCTTAATTTCCAGGTCTTTATCGAAGCCTTGAAATCGGCGGCATGGCTGGTTGTTGAATTTATTACAGGAATCATCAAGGGGTTGGCAGAAGTTGCTTCGACGCTGGCGACTTCCATTGCCAAGATCATAGAAGCAGTATGCTCTGCTATCGTTCTTTCTGCACCTGCCATCGGAGAAGCACTTTATGCAGCAGGCACCACGCTGATCGATGTTATCATCAAACTTCTCGATTATATTTGGGTGAAATGTGAGCCCGCTCTCAATGACCTCTGGGACAAGTTTACCGGATTGGTCAAGAAAAAGGCTGAGAATTTCAGTCTGCTCGACCTGCTGGGGCTGAAGTGGGAAAACCCATTTGCGCCTTTCCTCGACGAACTGGAGCATGGCGACAGCTTTATGGCAGGGCTCTATCAGCAGATGACCGGCACGGGCAAGTATGCGACCGAAGGATTTGCTAATGGTGAGACTGACAAAGACGCCATCGCACAGGTGAAGCAGGCCAGTTCGAATGTGGCGAATACAGCTGTAGAGACCATGAAAGATGACCTCGACCAGCATTCTCCCTCCAAGGTCATGGCCGAAATTGGCCGGTTTGTTACACTGGGACTGGCGGAAGGCATCGGCGACCAGAACGCACTGGCGAAGGCGAAGGCTGCCATGCTGAACGTGGCCACCGGCATCCGTACCGTCTTTACGAACTTCTGGGGCATCCACTCGCCAAGCGACCTCGCCATGAGCGATGCGGAGAACATCCTCGAGGGCGCGGTGCTGGGAATGTGCGACCCGGAAGCACGGCAGAAGCTCTACGACGAAAGCTACAACGCTGCCTCCGAAGTGAAGGGCGGCGTGGGAAAGGCGCTGGACGAGGCGGCCACGCTGGTGCAGGACAAGATGCAGGGCATCTACGCTGCATTCAAAATGGACCCTCTGGGGAGCGGCTCGAATCCCCTGAGAAATGGCGTTGAGACGGCCAGGAAGCAGTTTGAGACGGCCATTCAGGACTCGACGCTTATCCCTGGCAAGAATGGTATCCAGACGGCGAATACGGATACAACACGGGGCGTGAATGACATTGCTGCGGCCGCTAAGAGCAGGCTTGCAGGCTACTTTGGCGCATTCGGAGACTATTACAAGAAAGTGGTCGACGACATTACGCCGGGTACGACCGACCCGACTACCAAGACGAAGGCTTCCAAGACCGGAAAGAGCCTTGCGGAGACCCTTGCAGAGGAGTACAGCAAGAAGCTGAAGGCCAACAAGTACCTGCAGGATGCGCTGAGCAAGGAGACCGCCCTGTGGGAGCTGCAGAGCGAGCACAGCGTGACCAACGAGGAGCTTCTGGCAAAGCGGACTGAGGTGGTGACCAAGCAGATCGAGCTGCAGGCAGACCGAGTGGCCATTGCACAGCAGCAGTACGATACCCTGCTGGCCCGGGTAGGTGCCGGGAACGACAAGACCAAGGACGCCTACAACACCCTGCTGGATGAGAAGGCCAATCTGGAGAAGCTGCAGCAGAGCCGCCACAGCGACATTTGGGGCGATGTACTGAGCCGGTATGAGAACGACGCCAAGACCGCCGAGGATGAGTACGACCTGTGGGTATCCATGTACGAGGACACCGCCACGGTAGCAGAGCGCTCGAACCGGCAGATGATGCAGATCAACAAAAAGATCGATGCACAGGCCAAGGTGGTAACGGCTGCCGAGGAGGAATATACCAAGCTCAAGGAAGAGTTTGGGGAGCAGAGCCAGCAGACCCAGGTGGCATACCGGAAGTATCTGGAAGAGCAGAAGGAGCAGCAGGAGCTGATCAACGAGCTTGAGAAGGCCCAGCTTACCCAGTTTGCCAACCAGATCACCCGATACGAGAAGGAAGCCAAGATCGTATCGAACCGACAGAAGATGCTGGAAAAGCTGTACGATGACGGCAGCCTCTCGGAGCGGGAAAGCGCTTACGAACAGGCGGTAGAGAAGTACGGCGAAGGCTCCAAGGAAGCCCGTCGTGCTGCCATGCAGGGAACCATGAGCTCCCTGATGGGTGTTGGCGCTGCCATGCGCAACATGAGCACCTCGCTGAAAAAGCTGACGGAATACCAGAAGACCTATGACTTCTACGTAGCCCAGGGCAAGAAGGACAGCGAGGAGGCTCTGGACGCACTGGCAGAGCTGCAGGACGAGCAGTACAACTTTGTGGGATTTGCGGAGAGTCTGGCCTCGGCGTTTGACATGAGCGAAAACGGCAAGCAGGCTATGATGCAGCTCGGGTATACCATCTCGAAGAACTGGAAACCCATCTACAACGGGTTCAACCAGGTATGGAAGAAAGTAAACCCGGCCTTTGCAGAGAACCTGACCAACCTGATCGGCTTGTACTCACGAGAGGGTGCCAGCGAGACCATGGCCGCCACCATGAACACTGTGGTAAGTGCCATGCGTGGAGACTGGGCCAATGCGGTGGCCAGCGGGCTTACGGCTGTGCTGGACATCGTAGGCACTGACTTTGGCCGGACTCTGAGCGAGGCCATTGGGGATGCACTGCGGAGCGCTTTTAGCGGCAACGGCCTGTTTGCCCAGCTTCTCTCGAAGCTCTTGGGAGGGATGAACCCGGGAGGCTCCGGCGGCGGAGGATTCTTCTCCAAGGCTTTGGACTTTATCAAGAGACTTCTGGGCCGGAAGAGCACCGGCGTTGCCGGCGGAGGAAGTGGGATCTCAAAATGGCTCAGCGCCGGGAAGAGTGCTCTGGGCCTTGGAAAAGCCGCAAAAGCCGCCACAGACCTGGTGCCGGTACTGAACAGCGTAGGGACTGCCACCGCCAATGTGGCCTCCGGTGTGACCACCGTTGCCAAGGCTGCGGGAGCCGCCAAAGTTGCTGCTACCGCTGCCGGAGCTTCCACCTCGGGAACTCTGGCCAAGGTGGGCATGGGCGTTGCCAAGGTGGCTTCCAGCCTCGGCCCTCACGGCCTGCTGGTGGGTGCCTGTGTGGCAGGTGCGGCCCTAGTAGGCACTGCCGTGGTGAAGAACTGGGACAAGGTGAAGGCCGGTATCGGCAAAGCCTGGGACTGGATCAAGGAGAAGGCTTCGGGACTCTGGGACGGCATGAAGCGCATCGGCTCGAACCTCGTGAGCGGCCTCGGAAAAGGCGTGAAAGCAGGTGCAAAGACCTTTGGCAGCTTTATCATCTCGCCCTTTGCAGGCATCATCAGCGGTGTGAAGAAGCTGTTTGGCGTCCACTCGCCCTCGACGGTATTTGCCGGGATCGGCGGCTACCTGATGGAAGGTCTGGCGAACGGCATCACGAACACCTCTGATGGCGTGGACCGGAGCCTTGAGGCCGTGGCAGATGGCGCTTTGGACATTGCCCAGAGCAGCGCCATGAGACTGCTGGACGTGCTGAACGACGAAAGCGACCCCAGCATCCAGCCGGTGGTAGACCTGACCAATGCAGAGAACGCTCTGGACTGGATGGACTCCCGCCTGGCAGGAGACCGGGCCGTGACCCTGAGCGCAACCCGCTCGGCAAACCTTGCCGGGACGGTGAACCAGAACGCCAATCGTCAAAATGGAAAAGCAGACCCCAACGACCCGGAGGCCCTGTCGGCCAGCGGGAACCGTGATGTGGTGGATGCGATCCAGAGCATGGGCGAGCGGATCGACGGTGTGGCAAGGGCTGTGGCCAACATGAAGGTCGTAATGAACAGCCGGAAGCTGGTAGGCGAGATCAAGACCGACATGAACACCGCCCTTGGTGAGCTGGCGGAGAGAGGACGGTAAGGATGGGTATTGGCAGAGACGTGACCCCGGAAGGGGCAGAGCTGTACACCCGGCTGACCTTCCATATCCCCGCCGAAGCTCCGGTGAAGAGCTTTAGCACCGACGAGCTGATGCTGATCCCGGCAGACCCGCTGACGGTGGCTCCCTTTGAGGAGCAGATCCGCACCTTGGAAGCAGCTCCCTGGCACGGCACCATTGAATATGCCCCGCTGGAGAAGCGGGTGTTCAAGAATGCTGAGGGGAGCTGGACATTTTACTATGAACCGGACGGCAAGAGCCACACCTTCTGGGACTGTTACGGAGACATCCACCGGGAAGAATCCGATGGATGGATGGTGACAGACAGCACATGGCTTGCCACTTACCACGCCCTGCTGTACTACCTGCAGGGTCGGAGAGTGCTGGTGGACGTGCCGAACGGAAAAGGAAACATTACGAGCTACCGGGGGAGATGCTGGGTAAGCAGCTATGCCTCCGACTCTGACGGCAGGATCAAGGCCGTGATCAGCTACAGCCTTGCACCGCCCGAATGACCGAGAAAGGGGGACCAGATGAAGACGATACCACATGGGATCACCATTGGTGACACACATACCTGGAGGGATCTTTATCTGATCCCTGTTTGTCGGCCGATCGTGCAGCCGCCTACGGAAAAGACCATGACCCTTGAAGTGGAGGGTATGAGCGGCGTGGCTGACCTGAGCCACGGACTGACAGGGTACCCGGTGTTCAGTGACCGGGAAGGAAACTGGCAATTCTACGTAGACACCGACCGGTGGAGAGAGAAAAACAACTTCTGGGGGCCGGTGGGAAACCTGGCGTACCAGGATATTATGGCCCGGCTGAAGGAAAAGATGGCCCGGCCGTTCCAGACGCGGATCGTTCTGGACGACGACCCGCTTTTTTACTGGGTGGGACGCATCTGGGTGAGCGAGGCTCCCAGCCAGCAGTACAACCACACCAAGATCACCCTGCAATACCGGCTGTACCCCTACAAGTACCTGCTGGCAGAGGACGGAGATGACTGGCTGTGGGACCCCTTTTGCTTTGAGACCGACCTGGCCACCGTGAAGATGCACGGCGTGACCCTGCCGGCCGGGACGAGAGAGACGTTTCCACTGGTATTTACGGACAAGCCCAGCGCCGTGTTTGTGACCAGCAGTGGAGCGGCGACCTCGAACATGCAGAATCAAAATGGAGTGGACTACACCCTGCTGAGCCAGGAGTCCATGCCCACGACCCGCTTTGACTACCTGAAGAGCTATAGCTCCGGGGGTACCAGCTACGAATGCCGGCTGCAGACCCTTGTGATGCCGCTGGTGACAAAGCAGTACGACATCGCCATTATGGGGCTGAACTTTACTGTGAGTCCTGTAAGTACCGGGACAGCTACGGTATCCATCCGGAAGAAAGGAACCAGCGTACTGATGGCCAGTGCTACGGTGCCCATTACCAGCACAGTGAATGTTCTGTCTCAGCCGCATATCGAGCTGACGGCAGATCTGAGCGCTGAGCTTACCAAGAACACCGCCTACGAGATCGTGGTGGAGGCTACCGGCAAGATATACGCCCCCAACATCCCCAAGGATGCCCTGACAGAGAACGACTACTTCGACTTTGGCACAGGGGCTGCGGCGCTGGCACCGGACTGCGGCGGCTTTGAGCTGTTCTGTGGGTTCGTCCGGTTTTACGCCGGTGAGGGCGCTGTGCTGAAGCCCGACGTGAAGACCAACATTGGCATCGTGGGTACTGCGCTGAACACCAACGGCCGTGTGGTGGTGGTGCAGGCTCAGGAGGACACCACGGTGAGCATCGACTACCGGCCGGCGTACCTGTAAAGGAGATATTTCAAAATGAGATATAAGGTATATGCCGGTCAGGTATCGGTGAAGTTTACCAACAGCAGCACGGCCCGGTTCAACTGGACGAAAAAGGTGCTGGTGTACGACTCTTACGGCGACTCGGTGGAGGGCGAAGAGACCCAGGGCATCGTGGCAGACCCCAGCGTTGAGCTGGAGAACAAATCGGCAGGAAGCTTTTCGTGTCGGGTGCCGTATCAGGCAGAGACCCGCTTTGGCCGGGTGAAGAACCCTTACTACGACGACTTTGTGATGGGCAGCACCTGGATCATGGTGGAGGAGGACAGCGAGTGCATCTTCTTTGGCCGTGTGACGGAGTGCGAGCTGGAGTTCAATCTGGACAAGACGGTGACAGCGGACGGCATCCTGAACGAGCTGGGGCAGATCAACACCCGACTCTCGGCCAGCTCGTACAACAGCTGCTCGGAATCCAGTCTGCTTTCCATCGTAATGAATGCCGACAAGAGCAGGAAGGGGGAGAACCCTGCCAACTGTATGATGCGTGGCAAGGTAACGGTGACCAACCGGTACGTGGACACCAGCGACAGCGGCGACCAGTTCGGCAGCCTGTGGAGCATCCTGAGTACCTATCTGCTGGACAAGGACGAGGGATATTTGCGGCTTCGGCTGGCTAATGACCCGGGCACCGAGGACTACTTTTTCTACTACGATTATCTGAAATCTGAGGATGTGCCCAGCACCACACAGAGCATCGAGTACGGCGTGAACATGCTGGACTTCGTGCTGAATGAGAAGTGCAGTTCCGACCTCGTAAACAGCGTAACGGCCCACGGCATCACCACGGTGAAGAAGGGCTGGTGGATCTTTAAGAAGATCAGTTACAACGCCATCTCCAGCACATCGGAGAATGCGTTGTCGATCCAGCGGTACGGCCTGCGCTCCCGGCATATTTATGTGGATGGCAAGGCCTCCAGCTACAGTACCCTGAGTTCTGCCGCCAGTGAGGAGCTGGCCAAGTACAAGCAGGAGGCAGAACCCACCCTGACCGTCCGGGCCTTTGACCGGAAGGACATGGGGGAAAAGGTGGACAAGCTGGGGTATCTGCTGCGGACCCACATCCTGAGCAACCCCCACAGCTTTGATATGTGGATGGTATGCACCAAGGTGCGCCTGCCTCTGGACGCCCCGGACAACAAGGACTTTACCTTTGGGCTGACCAGTGCCTCGCTTTCCCGGCGTCAATGGACCGTCGGAAACCTGGCGGCGGTGCTGAAAGACAAGGTCGTTGGTGCTATCAGCTATCTGAACAGTGTAGGGTAAAAATTCAAAATGGACCTTCTGAAGGAGTAAGGTGATTATCGGATGAATTTTGACGAGATCATAAATAAGATGAAGGCCGCTGTAGAAGGCGTGCGGAAGGCGATCTACGGCGTGGAGGTGCGAGAATACATTGCCCAGGGGCTGGAGAATGTGCTGGCGGTAGGGCAGGTAACGGTGGACTCGGCCAAAGCCGCCAAGGCAAGCGAAGATGCCGCCAAGGCAAGCGAAGATGCCGCAAAGACCAGCGAAGATGCCGCCAAGGCAAGCGAAACGGCAGCGGCTGCCAGCAGGGACGAAGCCGAACTCATCAAGGGGGACGCAGAGAACAGCGCCCATGAGGCGGCAAACAGTCAGGCCGAAGCCAAAAAGAGCGAAGAGGCCGCAAAGAAATACGCCGGCGATGCGGCGGCCATCGCCAACACCGACAAGACCCTCACCATCTCCGGCGCTGCGGCGGACGCTGCGGCCACTGGCGTGCGCATCAAACTCTTGGAGATGGTGCATGGCACAGACGTAAACGGTATCTCCTTCGTCTCGGCCTTTGACACGCTGGATGGCGTGGCACTGGAGGGAGTGTGGAACAAGAAGGCGAGTCGGGTGGAGTTTTAAGGAGGGATAAGCAATGGCAACAAAACTCGGTGACATGGCGGTGGGCAGCACCGTTAAAATCAAGGTGGACGGTACGCTGATGGATTTTATCATCGTGCAACAGGGCAACCCTGACTCCACAATCTATGATGCAAGTTGTAATGGAACATGGGTACTCATGAACGTGCTTTACATATTGCAGAAATGGGACTCAAGACACCCTGATTATGCCTCGTCTGATATATCAGATTATCTAAATAACTCGTTCTTCAATTTGCTCGAACCCGGTTGCCGTAGCGCAATAAAGTCCGTGAAAATTCCATACGTAGATAATGAAACTGTACAATATGGCGCCAACGGCCTTCCGGTAACAGTCTTCTTATTGTCAGCTAGCGAATTTGGATGGACCAGCATCAACGTGTCTATTTACAAAGAGGGCAGCAGGCTGTCGAGGTTCCATGATGGCATGAATAGTACTCGAGTGGCGCGCTACAAAGGAAGCTCAAGATATTATTGGACACGGTCGAAGGCCCGTGGCTACTCTGACGGCGCAGTCACTGTGACCAGCGATGGAGGCCCTGATGTCAAAACGATATACGCCAATGATGTAGGTGTCCGACCGGCATTTATATTGCCCAAAGAGCAGTTGGTCTCCAGTAATGGCACGATTATCTGGAACCAGCCTCCCGAAGTGACCAGCGATGTAGGAGCCACAGGCGCAGAGCTTGGAGAGAAAAACGAGCCGTTTACACTGCCCTACACCGTGACCGACGGCGACGGAGACCCCATGACCGTGACCGAAAAGGTGAACGGCGTGGAGCTGGCCGTCCGCGAGAACGTGGCCACCGGCACTGAACTCACGGTGCAGTGTCTGAGTGAGAAAGCCCTGTTCCAGCAGATACTCAACGGAAAAAACACCCTGACATTGGAAGTGGACGACGGCAAGACCTCGACAGACTGGACGGCTACCTTTACCAAAAATGTGACCCGTGCCGTCCTCTCGCTGGCCCAGCCGCTGACGGCGGACGACACCATCACCGTGGCTGCCATGACGCTGGAGGGCAGTTTCCCGGCAGACATGAGCCTGACCGTGGAGATGACCAACAACGCACGGGACGATGCTCCGGTGTGGGAGAACTGCACCGACATCCAGCGCGGCGAGAGCCGGGCCTTTGTCCACCACGCCTTTGCCAACAAGACCGCCGCCCGGGGCTTTGCATTCAACTACAAGGTGACGATTACCCGAGGAGCTTCCGGCGTCGGCGGCAATATCACCATGATCGGAGGTGTCATCGGATGAGTCTTTGCAAGATGGATAAGAGCCTGAAAGAGCTCCACAAGAAGCTGGAAGAGGAGCGGATGCTCAGAGAGCTGCCCGGCCTCGTGGCGGGGATCGAGGACGCCATGTGTGAGCAGGACATGGAATCACAGGAGCGGCTGGCGACCATCGAAGACTCGCTGTGCGAGCTGGATGCCGCCGTCAACAAGTAAGGAGGACATCAAAATGGACAAAATCTGGGCAAACAGACTGGTCGCCGGCACAAAAACGTGGGCGGAGATGCCTGCAAGCCGCCGCCCCGGGGTCAAGCGGGAGCTGGCAAAGCGAATAGCCAACGGCGAGATCAGTGAAGAACAGTATAAGGAGATCACGGGGGAGGACTACTACAATGGATAAACTGCTGGAGCTGCTGGAAAAGCTGGTGCGGGCTCTCTTTGGCCCGGGGGACGAGCAGGATGCCGAAGAGGCAAATCCCGCACCGGAACCTCCCGAACCCCCCGGGGCAGAGGCTGTGACCGGCTGGGAGGGAGACCTTCCTTACCGGTTCATCGACGTGAGCCGGTGGCAGGGAATCATCAAACTGGGGGACTGGGTGCAGGTAGAAGCGGCAGGCTATAAAGGCGTGATGCTGCGGGCCATAGGGAACCGCAACGGTGTCCCCTACATCGACCCCACCTTCGAGGATAACTATATCAACGCAAAAGCGGCAGGGCTGGATATTGGAGTCTACTACTACACGAAGGCCATCACTGAGAAGCTGGCTGACGAAGAGCTGGCTGCACTGCGGCAGGCGCTGCGGGGCAAGGAGCTGACCCTGCCGGTGGCGTTAGACATGGAAGACGAAACGCTTGCCGTGCTGAAGCCGAACGACCTGACCAACCTCGCGGCCTACCACCTCGAGCAGATCGAGAAGATGGGGTTCTTCGCCCAGCTCTACACCTACACGAGCTATGCCAACGTCCATCTGGACATGGCAAGGCTGGCCGGGCGGTGGGACATCTGGCTGGCGGACTACACGGGCAAGACCCCGAAGGTGCAGTTCAAGTACAGCGCTCACCAGCACAGCAGTGAGGGCCGCGTGCCGGGCATCAACGGGCCGGTGGACCTCGACGTCACGACGGTGAACTACCCGAAGATCATCAAGGCAAAGGGGCTGACCCGGCTCCGGGAGGCATAATGGAGCTGTATGAGTCGTTGAAAGTCGTCGGTGCAGCGATGATCGGCCTCTTCGGGTTTGTGGCATCGCTGGACAAGATGGTTGATCTCTGGAAAAAGTACAAGGGTCTGGCCGAGGCTCCCGACAAGGCCCAGAACGAGGAGATAAAAAACCTGAAGGATGACGTGGAGCTGCTGAAGGCCAGGATGATGAGCGTGCAGGATGCACTGGGCAGGGATATGCGGCGATTCAATAATCTCGATGACCTTGTCCTGCTGATCCTGGACGGCGTGCAGAACCTGTTAGAAGCACAGCTCTCGGGAAACAACCACGATGGCATGGAAGCGTGTCATCAGAACATTCTTAAGTACCTCATGAAAGGAGCGACCAAACATGGAGACAGCAGTGAGTAAACTTCTGAGCATCCTGCCCACCCCGGTGGCGGCAGTGCTGATGCTGGGCGGCGTCATCTTCTACGTCTTGGGCTGCGTCAGGTTGGGCTACGGTGCCGCCGTAAGGCCTCTCGTCCTCGACTTAATAGTCCGGGCCGAGCAGGAAATTCAGGGCACAAAGCGTGGCGCAGAGCGAAAGGCCTGGGTGACGAAGGTGCTGAGAGCGGCCCTGAATAACAGCAAGTATGGCAGATTCATCTCGTGGATCATTACCGATGAGACCATCGGGCGGGTGATCCAGTTTTTCTTTGACCAGATGCGAAAGGCACTGGAAAACTGAAAATAACCGCTTATGAACCAAAGGAGGACACTATGAACCCTTATTACGGTGCATATCCTCCGCAGGGCCTTCCTCAAGGAGTGAACGGTCTGGGAGGATGGCAAAACAGTCAGCCCATGGGGTACCCCGGGCTGGGAAATCAAAATGGATACCAGCAGGCTTCTGTCCCGGCACTGCCCGGGCGGGTCATCCGTGATATTGCGGAAGTCCGTCCCAACGAGGTGCCGAACAACGGAAGCCCGGCCATCTTTCTGAAGGATGACATGAGCTGTATCTATGTGAAATACCTCTCGAACGTAGGAAAAATCGAAACGATGGTCTTTGCCCCGACGACGCCGGAAACCGAAGCCGCTCCTGCAAACGCGGAGCTGGAGGATATTCGGCAGAAGCTGGACGAGCTCCTCAAACGGACGCCAAAACGCACAAAACCTTATCACAAGCCGTACCGAGGAGATAAGAAGGGAGAAGACCATGAACCAGAACCGAAATAATCCCATTGCCGGAATGCTGGGCCAGCTGCTCCGGCAGAACCCTCAGATGCAGTCGAACCCGCTGGCTCAGAACATGATCTCCGTCATTCAAAATGGAGACGATGCGAAGGGCGAACAGATCGCACGGAACCTCTGCGAGAGCTACGGCGTGACCCCGGAAGAGGCCTACGCAAGGGCGATGCAGTTTTTCCAGAGACGTTGAACTGAAAAGGACGTTAAACATATCTCTTTGATGTGAATTGGGCTTTTGCTCAGGATACGCGCGGCCTGAAAGAAGGCCCAGTGAACATATCCGAACATCCATTCACTGATATTTCCGAAGGAGGAAATGATATGTTTAACACTGGTATGAACATTCCGAGTCTTGCTGACATCGCTGCTGTGACAGGGAACCGGAACGGAAATGGCTGGGGCGACTGCGGAGGCGCATGGTGGATCATCGTCATCCTCTTTGCACTGTGGGGTGGCTTTGGCTGCGATGGCAACGGCTATGGCGGTTTCGGCGGCCGGGGCAATGGTACCCGTACTGCCAGTCAGGCAGATGTCCAGCGTGGTTTCGACAACCAGGGCGTGATGAACAAGCTGAATGGCCTCGAGAATGGCCTGTGCGACGGTTTCTACGCCGTGAACACCAGCCTGCTGAACGGCTTCAACAACACCAACACCGCGATGCTTCAGGGCTTTAACGGCGTGAACACCGCCCTCATGCAGGGCAATTTCGGCATTCAGCAGGCCATCAACGCCGACACCGTGGCCAACATGCAGAACACCAACGCTCTGCAGGCCCAGCTGTCGAATTGCTGCTGCGAGAACCGTCAGGGTCAGGCACAGATCCAGTACGATATGGCCACCAACACCTGTGCCATCACGACCGCCATCGCCAACCAGACCCAGCAGATCATGCAGAACGACAACGCCAACTACCGGGCCCTGCATGACGAGATGGTGGCAAACCGGATGGCAGACAAGGACGAGACCATCGCCCAGCTCCGTACTCAGCTCAGCCAGATGTCCCTGGCGGCCAGCCAGCAGGCACAGAACAACTATCTGGTGAGCCAGCTCCGGCCCGCACCCAACCCGGCATACATCGTGCAGAACCCCAATGCCGCTGTTGGCTGCAATGGCCTGACCGGCTGCTGCAACATGGCAAGCTAAATTCAAAATGGAGGGCGCTGGGCAAGGAGCCTGGCGCTCTTTCTTTTTGATATTCAGAAGGAGGAACGAACATGATCGAGATTTCCAATTCGACCGCCCAGACTCTGACCCCGGGGCAGGCTATTGCGTTTGACGTGACCAACCTGAAGACGCGCTGCACTGCTGAGTGCCACAAGACCGGCATGACGGATGTGCGGCTGCGGCTGAACGGGATCTACGAGATCGTCTTTTCGGGCAACATTGGTGGCGTGGCAGCAGGTGCCGTGCAGCTTAGCATTTCCGCAGGGAATGCAGTGCTCCCGGGCTCTACCATGATCTCCACCACCGCTGCGGCCGGTGACCTGAACAACGTGGCCAAGACCATGCTGGTAGGCAACGGCTGCGGAATGTATGATATTATCCGTATCGTGAACACCGGCACTGCCAACCTGACCGTGGGGCCTGGTGCAAATCTTGTGGTCAGACGAATCGCATAAGGAGGGCTGAAACATGGAGGATCGTTGCATGATGAGCCTGCGCTCGATGATGGACACTCTGGTGGATGCCCAGAAAGTCGAGCTGGCGAAGGGCGTGGACTCTGCAGACACTGAAGAGTCCGGGAAAGTGATCGACATGATCAAAGACCTGGCTCAGGCCCAGAAGTATTGCTGGGAAGCCTGCTACTACAAGACCCTGATCGAGGCCATGGAGGATGCGGACTACCAGCGGATGGGGTACACCCAGACGCCCAAACAGCAGGCCTTTGTGAAGGACTGGCTGCGGGACCCGGAGGAGTTCGAGAACCGGATGCGGGACAAGGACCACGGCGAATGGCCTTTGAGCCGCAGAGGGGAGTTCCGGCATGAGGAAGGCCAGTACGGTCGGCCTTACGGGGAGTATCTGGAAGCTCGGAAGCACTACACGGAAAGCCACTCTGCCATGGACAAGGCGGATATGGACAAGTACGCTGGGGAGCATCTGATGAGCGCCATGACCGCTATCCGTACCATCTACGGCGATGCCGACCCTGAGCTGCGGAAGAAGATCAAGGCGGACTTCTCCAAGCTCGTGGCGGACATGCCGACGTAATTTCAAAATGGATCGGTTTATGATGAACGGGATATTCTGGCGAGTGCTGCGCACAGACCAAGATGATCCTGTACTCATAGACCGCACCGGCAGAAGGACTCTTGCCGTGACAGATCCCCGAACGCATTGCATCTGGCTTGCTAAGGGACTACACGGCAGGAGTCTGGAGCGGGTGCTGTTGCACGAGCTGGGACATGCTACCCTGGTAAGCTACGGGATGCTGCCAGAGCTGCACCGCATGGTGAGACCAGCCTATTGGACTGAAGCTGAAGAGTGGATCTGCAACCTGTTAGCAGACTATGGCGCAATGATATTTTGGAAAGCGTCTGACCAACTCGGCTATGATATTTTGGAATGGCAACCGCCCTATGCAAGGGATGGCATAGCATGAAAAAAGGCCCTGGAGATACACTGCGCTGGTTGCGGCGCGGAATCTTCAGGGCCTTTTATTTTTTTTTTTGGCGTGGGGAGATGTGGATGGCGACGGAAGGGTGTGGGTCATTCGTAGAGTAATCCTATATTTTGGGGAGAAAATGACGATGATACGATGGGGTAAAAGACTGCTGGAAGAATTTACACACAGCGCTGTATCAAATAATTTTTGATGATACGCTGGTTTTGAATGTGGTTAGATGCGGTTTGAAGTGCTTAGATGTACACAACTCGTATATTATTCCTGCATTATTCCTGCACCAAAAACCTACATGATGAATTTCTCGTACTCCCACATTCGGATTCATTTGATTACTTGATCTTCTCGATTTCAGTTCGAAGCCAGTCCATATCGGGCTTGATGTAGTATTTCTCTGTGATGTCATCAATGTAATGGCCAAGTATTTTTTTCAAGGCATACTGATCGACCTCAGACTTCTTGGCCATGGTTGCGAACTGGACACGGCCATCATGTGGGCGATGATTTTTATTTAGCCCAAGAGCGTCGCGGGCTTCATTGAATCGAGCATAATAGCGGTCGTAGGTATAAGGCTTCCCGGGCTGGGTGTCGGACGGAAACATATATTTGCATCCGGACGAAACTGCTTCATTATAGTATCGCTCTATGAAATGAAAAATTTTCGAGTGGATCGGAACGACTCGGTTTTTACCGGAAATCGTTTTGGAGCCTCCATGAAATGTTTTATTATCCAGGTCGATGTCTGTAACTCGCATACTTAGCAGTTCATTAGGCCGCCATCCGGAGTAGAACTGTATCAGCGTGATGTCTAGATATGGATATTTCTCCAACGACTTCCAAATGAGAGCGACCTCTGCATCTGTATAAGGGATGTGACTTTTATCAACACGAGAGGTCTCTTCCTGGTCGATTCTGGAAAGCGAGAATGCTCGGGCATAGTTCTGATTGACCAGCTCATTTTGAACTGCGTAGTCATACATGAGATTGAGCAGACTCTTTATCCGGCCTTTCGCAGAGCGGGGAAGTTCGATTTCATCTCCGCTCTTGTATGTTGTGGCTTCATCAATGGCAAGCTTTAACTGAGGCACCCGCATCTGCTGAAGTTTTAGGTTGTGGATCTTGCGAAGGTACCTCCAGCAGCATTCGGTTTTCTCAACCATCTTATCGCCGACATGAGTTTTATAGTCGGCAAGCCACATCTGATAAAGCTTATCCATTGTGATGTCGCTGTCAAGACTATATGGATTTTTGTTGTATTCCACAAGCGCAAGATAGGCTTCATTGTAGGTTTCAAAATAAGACTGCGGCTGAAGCGGCTTGCAGATAGGACGGCCCTCCGAAGTCTTGTCTACGGTGACAAGGACTCTGAAGGGCTTTCTTAGATTACGCCCCTTTATCTCAGAAATCTGTCCAAATCCATTGGGCAGTCTACGGCGTTTATTTGCTTTTCTAGGATAGACCCGCGCATCTTTTTTCAAGGGGAACCCACAGTGTGGACAGACGAGCGCTTTGCTTGATATTTGCAATTCACACTCTGGACAGGTGGTCAACATAAGAAAAATACCTCCTTTTTGGCTCTGAATTCTATTCTAGATTAAACGATTCTATGTCATTTGTCAACTCTCCTATGTGAAGAAAAATAAAAACAGTACGCACTGCCCCGTTCTTTCCCTA